AAATTGCACCTGATTTACTCGACAAGCTGTGCGAACCGACTACAATAAAAATTGTACGATAGATAACATTCCATATCGAAAGGGTTTTATGCCTTTCGTACATTCACAATTTCGCTTAAAGGGCGGACTTCCTGTTTTTAGGGAGCCCGCCCTTTTTGTATGAACAAGAAGGAGCGTAATGCAATGTTCAAAATTCACGATGACAAAGTCTATTTCGTCGCCGAAACCCCCGATATCAACAAAGTTATCGAAATCTTCCTACCTAAGGATGACCGCGGCACCATTATGGATTCACACGAAATCCGTGTGGACCTGTGCCGTGCCGTCATTCACATGGAGAAGAAGGGTGTCCGTGTCTTGAAGGTCCGCAACATTGAGGATACCAACAAGGCAAGCATCGACATCTGGCACATGCCGGAATATCAGGAGGCTGCAGAGTCTCCCGTAAGCGATGTGGTCAATGCCTGCATTGAGTCCTGCTTTGATTCCGGTGCAATGTTCAATCTGCCATGCAAAGCCAACCGCAAAACCCATGAAGTTTTTGCTGTCGAATGCTGCGCAAGCCCCGATGATGATGACTCGTTCAGTTATGCAGAAGTGAAAATCAACGGCAAGGATTATCCTATCAATTTTATTGACGATATTCTTCTCGAAAACAATGTTGATGATGCGCTGGATGAGTTTTATAGAATTCAGCAGACAGGCGAGTATTGGCAGCCTGATGGCAACAAAACGCTGGATGATGCCATTCACGAATGTCGTTGGGCTATCCTGAAGGATGCCATCCAGAAGCGCGGACATGAGGCTGTTGCTGATTTTGTCGGGACCGACATTTCCAGCGATACTTACGACCGCGTGATGGATGAAACCGAAGCCCAGATGCCGGACGAAGAGTTCGAGCGCTTCTGGGAAAAGTACATCTAAGAAACATCTCACACACAGAAAGGGAGCATATTACTATGGCTATTTTCAATACCAACGAATTTCTCCGCAAAACCTTCAGCAAGACCATCTTTGGTACTGCTGCACTTCGTCCGGAAGCAGTTTGTGCAGACGGCTTCACCCTGTCGATTCAGGCAAGCGGCATGCACTACTGCATACCGAACGAAGACCTGTCGGACGGCAATTACTCTAAGGTCGAACTCAGCTACTTGTCTGAGGAGGTCGAAGAGTTTCTGCCGTTTGCTGAAGACGACGAGGCACCGCTGGCTACGGTCTACGGGTATGTGCCCGTAGAAACCGTAGACGCGGTTCTGGCCAAGCACGGCGGTATCGTCAACGCGTGAGGGGAGGGAACTTACGATGGAAGTATTCACTATCGTCGCCAATGAGGTCATTGGCTTATCCGCAACGGAATGCACACTGATTCAGTTTAGCTACAATCCGGAGCAAATCCGTGACCCCAAAACGGTCCTGCGCAGTGCTGTCAAGGACTATCTCAAGACGGATGAAGGCAAACGACAGCTGGAAATCAACTGTGGTTGCTGGAACTGGGGCGATGTCGATGACATTCCCGGCTCGTTCTTCTTGAACTATGGTCTGACTAAAATCGCTCCGCCGGATGTGAATGTTGTCGTCGACCGCAACGAGAACTTCATGGACGACTACGAGGATTGCGAGGAAGAATAACAGAAAGGGCATGAAAAAATGCGTATTTATAGCGCAAACAACGTATTCATAGAAGTTACGCGCCGATGCAATATGTGCTGTGCGCACTGCCTGCGCGGAGATGCCGAAAGCATCGATATTCAGGAGAAATACATCGATGCTTTTCTCGACAACTTTGAGAAGGGAGCTTATATCAGCTCTCTTACCTTTACCGGTGGGGAAATCTCTCTGAATATACCGGCAATTCGATACACCTTGAAAGCTGTCAAAGAGCGCGGTATCGCCGTTGGAAGCTTTTACATGGTCACTAACGGAAAGCTGTCGATAAGATGGCTGACCTTGCTATGGCGAGTCTGGAGTGGTGGGCCTACTGCGATGAAAAAGATGACTATATGTGCGGTCTTTGCATCAGCAGTGATAACTTCCACGAAGTAATCCCGTATGAAAGTAAAAGTATCCTTAGTGGCTTGAAATATAACCGTAACGATAAGGTAACGGACTTTCATCTGGCTTATTTACTGAACGAAGGGCGTGCTAAGAATCTCGATTCGAATATCTATAAGAAGCGTGAACCTCATGTAGACAAGCTCGAATACGAATTCAACAAAACCGGCGATATCGACTTTTACAGCGGCGAGCTGTACTTGAACGCCATCGGTGATGTCGTTTCCGGCTGCGATTGGTCCTACAAGTCGCAGAAGAAATATCGTTTTGGTAATGTAATGAACAAAAACTGGCTGGAAAACATTTCCAACAGCGAGTTGTACATTGCAAGCTAAACCATATCACAAAATCCGCGCCAAGGAAACCCACTGCGTGAGCGGTGGGAGGAATTGGCGCATGAGTTTTCAAGAATGATGAATGTGTACAATCTGTAAATAAGAAAGCTACTTGATTTCTTTTTGCATCAAAAAATATTATAATACCGATATAATCAATCAAAGAAAGGAGGGCTATTATGGCTTTCGGAAACAAGAATAGCACGCCATCGTTTGCGTTGACTCTTCCCGTGAAGGTCAGCAAACAGGATGAAATTTTTCTTTCAAAAAAGTTTCGCATCGGATGTACGGTTTACAACCAAATGGTTACGAAAACCACAAAAATGTGGCATCAGCTGCGCAAAACACGTGAATATAAAAACCTTATAAAAGCCATAAAAGTCGCTCCCGCCAACAGAGATGAACGGAAAGCACTTTTGGTGCAGCGTTCCAATCTGATTAAGCAAGCGGGCTTTTCTGAGGGTGCGTTCCACAAGTTGGTTGTGCCCTACCAGAAAGCGTACAACGTAAATTGCGATGTCGCTCAAAAAGTTGCGTCCGCCGTCTGGAAAGCGTGGGATGACTTCTTTTATGGAAAAGGAAAAACCGTACACTATAAAAAGTTGGACGATTTTGTGACCCTTTCCGGAAAGAAAAACAACAGCGGTATATTCTTTCGCCCGGCAAACCATACGGTGAGTTCGATGGAATCCGCTAAGCGAAAAGCGAAAAACTCTATCGAGAAAAAATACTTCGATGCGTACAGAAAACCCGACGCTAAAAAAGACGAAGAAGTAGTTCTTCCCGATGAAGTAAAAGCGCAAATGGACAAAGAGGTTGCCGATGCCACGGCGAAAATCAAACCGTATATCGGAGAAGGTAATCTGCGTATCATTTACGAGAAACACGAATTCCTTGTCAAAGTGCGCAACCCCGATACTCAAACTGGATGGTATCAACAGGAAGCGCTCAAATGCGGTGTGAAGTATTGCCGGATTGTTCGCTCATGGGTCGGCACCAAATGGAAGTATTACGCTCAACTTGTTTTGGAAGGCTATCCGCCCATCAAATGCGACAGTAACGGGGTCATAAAACACCCTGTTAAGCAGGGCCGCATTGGTATAGATATCGGCACACAGACTATCACGTTTTGCGGTAAAGATGTTTGCGACCTTCGTGTACTTGCACCGTCTGCCATAGCGGAAGCTCGCAATGGTCTTACCAAGGAAATCGCTCGCATTATGCGGCAAATGGACCGTTCGCGCCGTGCGATGAATCCGCAATACTTTAACAAAAACGGAACCATCAAACGGCTAAAACGCAAGAACGGATATAAGCAAATTCGTCATTGGAACTATAGCAAAAACTATTATCGGCTGCTGTACAGGCTGCGGAATTCGAACCGCAAGCTTGCTGCCGTACGCAAGGCGGAGCATTATATTCTCGCCAACGAGCTGCTGCAACACGGCAATGAGTTCGTAGTCGAAGACATGAACTACAAGGCTTTGCAGAAACGCAGCAAGGAGACGAAAGTTAACGTCAAAACTGGCAGGGCACATACGAAAAAGCGTTTCGGTAAATCTTTAAGTCGCTGCGCTCCAGCTTTGTTTATCACCATTTTGGGGCAAAAAGCAAGTCGTTGCGGAGGCAGTGTTATCAAGGTCAGTACCTTTGAAACAAAAGCTTCGCAGTTTGACCATACCGACGATAGTTTTACCAAGAAAAAATTGTCCCAGCGTTTTGCTAAACTTTCTGACGGAACCGTTGTCCAAAGAGATTTGTATTCCGCATTCCTTTTATTACATCTTAGGAAGAACCTTCAATCCTATAACAAGAAAACCATTAAAAAAGATTTCCCGCAGTTTAAGATGCTGCACGACAAAACAAAAGAACGCTTGCAAAACAGCCACGAGTGGCTGCCTTGTAGCGTTGGCTTCTAAAGCACCTATAATTTAAGGGGTTTCGACGTAGCCCCATTGATTGCCTTGAAGTGCCGCTTTCAGTAGCACTTGATAGGTGAAACCCTTGTCAAGGGAATATCTACACTTTTTATGCTGGCTCTTCGGGCATTTTGCCCTGCCTTTAAGCTTCGCTTTGGGTAGTAAGTACACTGGTCTATCGAAAGATAGTGTATCTGGCAGCTTTACGCTGTTGGAAAACCCTGTAACTGCATTGCGTCAGCATAGAATCCCACTCCGTGAGGGGTGGGAGTACGTCAATTATACATTGCCACTGTTTTCCTACAGAAACGGTAGCTTTTTTAGAAAAGGAGACCACAAATGACTGAAACAAAAGACATGTTTGAACAAATCAGCGCCATCTTAACCGATAAGAAAGATAAGCCGTTTTCTTATGAGGAGCTTGCAGCAATGCTCAAAACTGACCCTGATGCCCTCAAAACCTTTGATGAGGTCTATAAGACACAGGTTCTTGAAAGCGGAGAGCTGCATGAAAATATGCTCCAGTGGGATACAGCTACAGTCAAAGCAATTCTCGACAAAAAGGTCTACTTCCCACCGGAACTCAATTCGCTCATTGACCGCATCGTCACAGAACTGGTGCTTGAAACGCGTCTGTACATCTACAACGCGGAACGCGGTGGCTATTATGTGACATACTCTGCCAACCGCGACTTTATGACAGAGGTTACAAACGAGGAGTTGAAACGCTACCCCGAAGAACTCCGTCCGCAGCTCACCGGAAAGTTGATGAAGATTGACATTTCTGAGCCGTCGTACAAGGAATTGCTTCAAAACTACGCAGGCTACAAGAATGCAAAGAACGACAGCACAAAAATGTTCTACTACAACATGTTCCGTCAAGGTCTTGACATCCTCGACCTTGATGACTTCACTTATCAGATGCTTGAGATGAACCCCAACTCTATGGGCTTCTGGTTTCCTCCTCTGGTAGAGGGATTGTACGGCAGCGCATTTTTCAAGGTTCCGGACACAAAAATTCTTCGCGTACCTATCACCATGCTGCAGCTTACCCGCCTTGGTTTCGAGACGTTGAATCCCGTTACAAAGGAAATCGTGAACCGTTATTGCCAGAAAGTCTTCCATCTTGATGGATACGAAGACTATTTTATCAAAACGGGCACGTATTCTTCCAAATACGAATTCCGCAACGCTCATATCCATAACCCGAAGGAAATCAATGAGATGGGCGAGTATTTCTTGTTTTTGAATCATCTGACATGCTCGATGGCATCCCCTCTGAACAATCGCTGCTTCTACGGCGCGAACACCACGAACGAGTGGGTCGTCAGAGAATACATCAAGGACAAAGAAAATAACCCCACCATCTACAACGGTTTGCCGCTGCACACTGAATATCGCGTGTTTGTGGATTTTGATACAAAGGAAATCCTTGGCGCAAGTCCTTATTGGCGCAGCGATGTTATGAAGAACGAATTCAAAAAAGTCAGCAGCCCACAGGAACGCCATGATTATGTTGTCTACAAGATGCATGAAGACATTCTGAACCAGCGTTACCACGAAAGCGTTCAAACTGTTCTGGCTGAGCTGAAGAAGGTTATTCCTCGCATTGAGTTGACAGGGCAGTGGAGCGTCGATGTAATGCGCAACGGCAATGATTACTACATCATTGATATGGCTCTTGCTGAGAATTCCGCTCTGAATGACTGCGTACCGAAAAATCTGCTTCGCGCTTATCCTCAGCAGTGGCTGCCGGGTGAATCGAACAGCTGATACTCCTAGAACGAAACTTTGATTCGGGTTCTTTCAGCAAAAAGCGTAGGAACCAAAATCATACGAAATGATTGTGTTGACACATAAAAACAAGTATAATATATACAAGGAAGTGATAATAATGGTTCTGTATCATGGCAGCGATGTAATAGTCCGCAACCCTGAGGTCAGAAAAACAAGGTACGCCAAAGATTTTTCATGGGGATTCTATTGCACTAGCAACTACGAACAAGCCGCTCGCTGGTCAAAAAAAGGCAGGTCTCGTGGTATTGTCAACGTGTTTGAATATACAGAATCTCCTATGCTAAATATTAAGAAATTCCCCGAAATGAGTGATGAGTGGCTTGATTTTATTGCTATATGTCGCTCGGGCAAACATCATGACTATGATATTGTGGAAGGACCCATGGCGGATGACACCATTTGGAACTACGTCAACGACTTTCTAAGCGGTGATATTAGCCGTGAAGCTTTTTGGGCGTTGGCAAAATTCAAGCATCCCACGCATCAAATAAGCTTTCACACGGAAGTCGCTTTGAAATGTCTCTCTTTTAAGGAGGCGATTGAAGTATGACTGAAACTGCAACCTACAGCAAAAACGATGTCTTTTATACCTGCAGCCTGATTGAATATATCGGCCGCGTTACGAGGAATCATCGCAAGGATGTGGTTTCTGCTCTTGGCACAAACGGAGTCAAGGCAATTCTCGACTCAGCGGATGTGTTTCACTGCCAGAGCTTTGAGCAATCTGCCGATGAAATTTGTGAGCTTTTTCCTGTGCCGGAAGGAACGTATGATACGGTGTCTAACTGCCACTACAAGGTTCCATCTTATACAGATATCGGAAAAGTGTACCAGCGCATCATCTTTGACTGTACTAGCACTCCTGGTGTCCAGGATGTAATTGATGTATTTTCCTCGTTCATTAGCGATGACATCTCAGATTTTAATACTGCAACTTACTATTGTAATCCGAGCTATTTGTACCACTCATACAAGGCCGGAAAACTACTGGATTGATTTTCAAAAGCAATAGCAATCAAGACCACTGCCCCAAAAAGGGTGGTGGTCTTATTTTTTTGCACAATACTTACCATAAATTACCAGAAAGAAAAACATTGTGCATCTGTGCGAATTGCATATAATACAAAATATAGAACGAAAGGCATCAAAAAACATCGTTGGTCGGGCAAAATCCGACCGAAAGGCTAGGGCGGGCTCAGTTTTGAACCTGCTCTTTCTTTTTATCGGAGGCTTTATGTCAAACAAAGAAGAACGCATGAACCGCAATAAAAGCATCATCGAAGATTACAAAAATGGAAAGCCGATTTTAGAAATCGCGAGGGAATATAATCTTTCAGAAACGATGTGCTACAAGATTCTAAAAGGTACGCAGGAGCCGCCTCGTTATTTTGAAAAAAAGAGGAAGAGACTTACCACTCGAAATGAGCAAATTGTTAAACAGTATAAAGGCGGTATGACGGCCAGAGAATTGGGCAAGATGTACGGCATTTCCATGCAGCGTATTTATGCAATCTTGCATTCGAGCGGAGAGTACGAAAGCCAAAAATACAATCATATTGAAACGGCTCTCAAAAAAGAGAAAAAGATGCGGAACCAAACTTTTCTTGATGCTTACACAAAAAATCCTCAAAAATCGATTATCGAGTTGAGCAGGGAGGTAAATATCAGCCCTTCACTAGGTTACCTTATCCTTCATCAAAATGGGATTTACCAGTATAACGTAAAAGCCAGAGCTAAGGAGAATAGCGAAAATGCCGATTAACAAGATTACCCACGTGTGTCTAACTCATGACAAAGTCAGGGCGCGAAATGAAAAGATGCCGGAGGATGCCAAGAACGGTATGTCCCAGGAACAGCTGGCCGAAAAGTATCAAATCTGTGTTTCTACTGTCCGATATAGTCTGAAGGACTTTTACGAAGAACAGGCCCGGCAGAGAAAAGCAAAGAAGAAAGCCTGGCAAACCCAGATGATTCATGAATATGAGATGGGCGCAAAATCTCCGGAGCTTCAGGAAAAATACGGCATCAGTGGAACGCTCTTTTATCGGATTCTTCATGCGCACGGAAAGAATGGCCGACAAATCCACAGCCAAAACCGTATCGAGACTGGCAAGAAAAGAAACGCCGAGATGGTCAGGAAATACAAAAACGGCGTTTCTGTCAAAGAGCTTGCGGAAGAATACGGGCTCAAAAAGGGAAGCGTATATCGCGCCATGAAGCGGTATAGTCCAGGCCCAGGGAAAAGTAAAAGTTGTCAAAGTGAGGAATAATTGCATGGCTGCATCAAAGAAAGATGTTGCGAAGCAGCAGGTCAAAGAAGACCGAGAAAAAGTCCGGGAAATGTATCTTTCTGGCAAAACTGTCAAGGAAATCGCCAAGGAAACGTATTTTTCAAGCTCTTATTGCTATGCCATGGTGAGAGACCTAGCAAAAGAAAAGAATCTTGCAAAGAAAGCAAAAAGAGCACCTCTCGACGAAGCTATGATTCAAGATGCGAAAGCCGGGATGACGGTTGCTGAAATCGCAAAGAAGCATGGCGTGACCTATCAGCAGTGCTACTATACTGTTTCTGAATACGCTCAAGCTACGATTAAGAAGAACAAGAAAAAGCAGTCTGCTGCCACGAAAGTTCGCAATGCGGCTATGTTGGAAGATGCGAAAGCCGGAATGACTGATAAGGAAATCGCCAAAAAATACTTTTTGTCTCGAAGCAGTGTCCGTACCGTCCTTGCAGGGCATTTACATACAAATTCCAAAAAGTTGGATGAAAGGCGCAAGGCGATTCTTGCGGATTATGAGGCAGGAACGTCCTCAAAAGACATCTGTGAGAAATACGGTATTTCAAAATCCACTCTTTACAAGGACATGCGCCAAGTTGGAAAAACCTGTCAGGAATACTATCACAAGGCGCTGAAAGACAAGACCAATCAAAGGAATTCCGATATTCGAAGCAAAATCGAAAGAGGGGTCTCGGTCAGCACTATTGCCAAGGAATACGGAATCTCTAAAACGGCGATTTATGAAACGTTTCATCAGGAAAATGTCAGAGCTGGAATTTTACAGAAACGCGGCCGTCCGCGAAAAAACTCGGAACGTAATGCACTGATTGCTAAACGCCACAGGGAAGGCGAGAAGGTGCAGGCGCTTGCCACTGAATATAATCTCTCTGTTTCGACGGTAAACACTATTTGCAGTAGAAACAAAAATCAGAATATTGCATCACATTAACAGGCTGCCATTTGGCGGCCTTTTCTTTTTTGGAGGAAAATAACAATGACCGATGACGTACGGAATTTGATTCGATTTGTGGTGGATGGCGACATCCGAAATGCACAGACTCAGTGCCGAATCATGCTTGAAAAGAATGTCCCTGAAAAAGATGCCCGGTTTAAGGAGGCTGAACTCAAAAAGCTGAATCTTTTGAAACCGGAACTCATTCAGCTGCCTGCCAACCTGGAAAGTCTCTTGATTGCGGAGGACGCTACAAATTTCCCGGAAAGCCGGTTCCTGCTCCGCGAGGAGGAAGAAACAGTCATCAACAAGCTCTTGGCCACCAGAAAAGCAGCTTTAGCCATCAAGGAGCTTGGCATCCACTATACTTGCTCTTTGCTTTTGACGGGCCTTCCTGGTGTTGGTAAGACTGAATTGGCCCGCTACATTGCACACAAGGCGAATTTACCGTTTGTTTTCCTGAAATTTTCTGGCCTTGTCAATTCTGCTCTTGGCCGGACACAGCAGAACATCGGCAGAGTGTTCGATTACGCAAAGCGCACGCCTTGTGTTCTTTGTGTTGATGAAATTGATGCCATCGGAATGTGCCGTGGCAGCCGCGATGATGTCGCTGAAATGAGCCGCGTCACCATCGCATTGATGCAGGAACTTGACCGGCTCCCGAATGACGTCATTCTCATTGGCACTACAAACCGCGTCGATAACCTTGACGAAGCCCTCATTCGCCGATTCACTTTCAAACACCGCGTCAAGCCTTTAGGCGACGATGACATGAAAGAACTGTGCAAGAAGTTCCTTGCTTCGGCAGACTATCCCTTCACGGAATCCGAACTCGACGAACTCTGCCATTCGCTGCGTGAACAGCGGACGGCCAGCGCCGTTGTCAATGCCTGTACAGAACGTATCGTTGCACATATCGTATCGCAGCTGCCTAAAAATTCGGCAGATGCCGTGTAAAAGTATGATAGCCTGGGAAGAAAGCCCTCGTCAGTTTAAGATGTCAAAGCAGCTTGATGAGGGAAAATTCGGAGAAGACTTGGCTCGCAAATTCCTTAACGACCCGATTATCAAAGTGAATCATGGCATTAGCCATTACGATGACGTGACTCAGGATAAATCATATCAAGACAAAGATACCGATTTCATTGTCTGGAAGAAGAATGGTAAGACCTTTGGCCTGGAAGCGAAAGTGGACAGTCACAATACCGGAAATTTCTACCTGGAAACCTCGGTGGACTACTTCTCCATGGTGCCTGACGCTCTGAACGAACAACGGGTGGCGCGGCGGTATCGGGATGGCATCGACCCTTTATGGCACACCCCGGGCTGGGTATACAGGAGTGGTGCGGACCAGATTCTCTATTATTTCAGAACCACGCAGCTGCTTTACATTTTCTCCCGCGTTGATGTCTGGTTCTATGCTGAAAAGCTGATGCGCGGTGGAATCCATCTCGACCCCGGAATCAGAAAGCCAAAAATGTATTCTGCCGAAAATATCAGTGAACGCAATGGTTCCACTCTCTTCTTTGCCAACGGCTTATGCGTGAATGCAGAGCAGACATACAAGGCTTTAGGAGCGCAAAAAAGAGTCATTAAATACCAGGTTGAGAACCCGGATTCAGACGTTCCAACGTTCAGTTTTTGCCCTTTCAAATTATGAATTTTTCGCTAACAATCGTTAGAAAATCACACTTCAGTCTGACGGAAGAGTATAATTAAAGTATGGAAAGAGAGGACAAAAAATCATGAACCAAATCAACGTTGTGACGATTGGAAAACTCATTGAAGCACATCGAGACGGTGACGAGCAGAAGTTCAAAGCATATGTCGATTTTATTGTCAAAGCCTACGAAGAGCAGGAGAATGACCGTGCCGCACGAATCATTCGAAGCAGCTATACGGGTGACTACGGTGAGCAGGGGAAAGTTGTTCTGGATGAAGCAGTCAAACAGACTGTGCATTATGAGACAGGTTGGTACGAACCCGAAATCTTAGGCTCTGGTGGTTCCTATCGCGGAGTTACAAAAACAAGCTCAGAGGAAGAAGCTCTGCAACAGCTACAAAAGCACACGGTGAACTATGCACAACGTATCACTGTATATAAGAAAGACGGCAAAACCGTAAAACGAGAAGTCGCTGAGTACGACCAGTGGGAAAAGAAGTGGATGAGTTAATCATGAAGCACAAAATCTCGGAAACCGGCGCTCGGATGCTTAAATATCAAGAGCAGCTTGCCGACGAATACAAGTACAAGCCCATCCCACGTACCTTTTTCAAGGATGTGCGGGCAGAATTTGAAGAAACTTTGCCGGAATGGTGCAATATGTCCGGCGATACGACCAAACTCGAAACCAGAAGCGGCACGGTCATTGCCAGCGGGTATAACCGAATCGTGATTGGCGACTACGGCGCATTCGTTGAGTTTTCGCGTGCCCAAGCAAATGCACGTCATTTGAAAATCAAAGAGGGGCAGAGCTATCGTATCGAAGACCCGCGCTATGCCGAACATGTGAAATATCTTTGGCTCACAGCGGACGATAACTCTGACGTGAAAGTATACGACCAAAAACGCTTGGTTGAGTACGCTGACTACAAGCCGGGGATGCTGTATGTCAGCGTGTACGAGGTGTTTCCAGCGGAAACTGATGCCGGATTATCATGACGAGCACTGTGCTTTCGACAGCAAGCCAATCAAGCATACACAGTGGGTGCGTTTTCTTGGGAAGGACTAACCATAGGGGCAGGAAGATTCCATTGCCGACCTGTACGCGAAAAGTGGCGCTGTGGTTTCCATGGTAGGTTCGGCTAAAGATTTGCTGACTTTCCTGCAATCTGCCGGAACCACAAGGCATTTTTGATGCGTTAGCCCCAACCACTATATATAGTGGTATCTTAATGTTTGTTTACAATTTAGACACTATATATTGTGTCTTTTCATTGACCGGATACCACATATATGGTATAATACAATTGTTCTCAGGAAGAGGAACGGCTCCTGAGACATCAAGGTTTTCCTTTCCCCAATCTTGGTCGCATGGCTTCATTTGAGCTGACACAGGTGAAGCGTGAAAATCATCCGTTTCATAGTAATATCCTTCCTTTCTTTGGCGCGGGTAACTCCGCGCCAGCCGTCCAAGCAAACAGCCTCCACGCGGCGGACGGTGGACAACAGATGTTTCCGTGTTCCGGGCATCTGGCTAATGTTTGTATTTGCTGGTTTAGCTCAGCTGGTAGAGCAACTGATTTGTAATCAGTCGGTCATCGGTTCAAGTCCGATTTCCAGCTCCAGACGCTATCCGTTGGATGTATCGAAATCACATGATACGATGCTATACACAACATCTGGCGGACAGCATGCCACCCATTAAGGCGGCCTCCTCGTGGCGGGTGGCGGACAGCGGCTCTTGCGGCTGCTGACGAATGTCTTAGAAGCATGCAAACGTACGAGCATCCCCGTCAAGTCGGGGCGCATCCAGACGCGACACAGCCGTAAAGGCGAGATTGCTGCACGGCAACTGGTAAGTTTCGCCGCAGTCTCACACACAGCCCAACAACAACCGTTAACCCGATTTGACAGGGAATCAACGACAGGGCTCAAAATTTGAAGTTGACCAACACCCAAGCGCTTTCTTGGATTCTCGCGTATCGTCAACGATGAGGTTCGCAAGATTGTCAGGTGGTGTGAAGATGACATCCGGGGATGACGACCTACTAAACGGATGTCATGGCGGGGCTAAGTGAGGGTTCACCCGCAATCTTATGCAGGTATCGTATAACGGCTAATACTCCGCCCCTCCAAGGCGGAGACGCGGGTTCGACCCCCGCTACTTGCTCCACACGTCGCAGTCACCGTACGCCACGACGTTAAACTTGGTGAGCATGGTCCACTTGTGGTCCGCTGTCCGAATGTCGATGAGACAGCCTCAAAAATAATAGACAAACAGGTGCTGTGCCTGAAAGTATTCGAAAGTCCCGGTGTTAGTCGCGAATAAGACCGGAAAACGGTGAAGAGGGTACAATACAGAATCTATCGGCGTGGCTGCCGAATGGTGCTGGATGCGAGTTGGCTTCTCGCTCAAGGGGTGACCAGCATAAAACACCCTATCGTGCTCGATTAGCTCAGTTGGTAGAGCAGCGCATTCGTAACGCGCAGGTCGGCAGTTCGAACCTGCCATCAAGCCCCATTACCCAATGAAGCGATAATAGAAAGGAGATGAAACTTATGGAACAGGCAATTATCAATGTCGAAGGTACAACTACCATTGAAACCGCTGCAGCAGCCAAAAAGCTGATTGGGATGCTTGGCAACCAGAACGTCCGCGCCATCGCTGTCAACCGTGTAAACGACAAGAGCGACGAGGTCATTGTTGAACTCGATTTCGTTCCCGGTTTGGCACCGCATCTGCACGGCTTCACGCTTCAGGTTAATGGCTTGACCTGTGGTTATGCTGGTACTGGTCCTTCCAATCTGTATGAAGTCCTGCAGGCGGCTGGCGTGAGTGAAGCTCAGGTAGCACGCGAGGACATCACTCAGAAGAGCACAAAAACCATTCCTCTGCGCCTGGAACGCGCCGTGACTCAGTACGGCGACTTCCAGTTTGCGTAACGCTATTTGGCGGGCTTGACCCGCCATCATGGAGGGATAGCTTAGCTGGATAAAGCACCTGCCGCAAAGCAGGGTATCGATGGTTCAAGGCCATCTCCCTTCTCCATCCAGACACCCTTTCGCTTCCTTTCGCCAAAGGTATCTGGGGTATTGTACTGCATTGCGTGTAGTACGGCCAATCAGGCGCGGAACTCCGAAACCATACCACGAAGAATTTTATCCTCTCCGCGCAGCATGGACATGCGATTTTACGGGGATAAATTCAAACCGAAATTGTGTCGAGTGGCGAAGACGGTTGCGACACTGGCGAAGCACATATCTGCTTCGTCAACCATCCATGAGAAAGCCTCCACGTGGCAGATGGTGGGCAACGCAGCAAAGCTGCGGCTGATTTCTTTCAAACCGGTATCTGAATAAATGCAGATAAATAGACGAAAAAATCAAAAAAGCAAAGGAGTACACAGCATGAGTAATCAGAAAATCATCAAAGCAATCGCAGGGATTGCAGCAGCCGGTATGATGGCAACTTGTCTGCCTGTCGCAGCATTCGCAGCCACCGGCGACACCTATCATTTCTCTTTCAGCAACGGTTCTTCCCAGGACCTGGCTCCGGGCGGCTCTATGACGTTCCCGGCAAGCCAGTATGACTACGGTTACTGGATTACCCTGCAGGGCCACGGCGGCTACACCTACAACTACTATCCCGGCGACACTCTGCCGTACGATGCAGTTGACCAGTGGTTCACCGCTGACGGCATCACTTCCTGCTATGCGGCCGAAGGTAATCCGCGTTCCATCACCATCAACTATCAGATTGACGGCAACACTGTGCTGACCGAAACTGATATCGCCACTTTCCCCGGCAGCGTTGATGGTCAGAGCGTTGAAGCCTGGACCACGGATTCCGGTGATACTTACACCGCATCCAGCAAGAGCCTGAACCATGACCGCCTGTTCTACTACCTGGGCGACGACATCCACGACAACGTCCTGACCCTGAAAGCCACTTCTGCATCCACTCCCGATGACGGCAAGGATGACAACAAGGGCGATGACAAGGGCGATGTCACCAACCCCGACGATAAGGGCGACAACAAGGGCGACAATACCGGCGACAGCGGCACCACCACTCCCGATGACAAGGGCGACGTAGTGGCCCCCGATAAGGACAACACCGGTAAGGACAACACTTCTACCGGCTCCAACAAGGGCAACGGTACTACCACCACTACTCCGACCGCTCCTCGCAAGAACGTTGAAGTCTCTGAGCACGGTGAAATTGCCGCCGCTATTGCCAATGGCACCTGGGGCAATGAGTACACCGTCTGCACCAGCTGTGGCTATCACAACTGGACCCGCAAGGGTAACGTTTACGTCTGTGACCATTGTGGTCACGAAGTCCTGACTGTCAAGGGCGCTGATGGCGTCAAGGGTTATGCTGGCACTCTGGCTGGCAATGAACCCCAGTACGCTTCTACCTCTGAAGCTCAGGCTGCTGCTGAAAAGCGTGAAGCCGCTTATGCCGCTTCCATCGCTGCTCTGCAGGCACAGGTTGCCGCTCGTGAAGCTGCTTATGCCGCTTCCCTGGGCATCCACTAATTTGCCATCCTCTAACTAACGGTAATCGATAGTTTTTTCTCCTTGCTGTGGGGCGGGATTTCGGTCCCGCCCCATCCTTTTATGGTCAGATGTCCGAGTGGTTTAAGGAACTGGTCTTGAAAACCAGCGGCGCCGCAAACGTCCGTGGGTTCGAATCCCACTCTGGCCGCCATGCTTGCCGGGGCTTCCCGGCTTTTTTGTTTTTGTGAGCAACACAAGGCAACAGATTGCTATATCGAATAGTGTTATGTATACTAGAGAAAAAGCAGATTAAGAGGAAACGCCATGACAAAACAGTCTGACATTGAGATGGTTGCCAAAGCCAGAGCTTGGGCTGTTAAGGCTCATGCCGGGCAAAAAGACAAGGCGGGGAAGGATTACTTCAAAGCGCACGTTACGGTTGTAGCAGAAGGCGTAAAAGGTGACCCAATAGCCGAGGCTGTGGCATTTCTGCATGATACGGTCGAAGATACGTCCGTCACAATAGAAGACATCAGAACGGGGTTTCCAAAAGAGGTTGCTGACACTGTGAGTACGTTGACCCATAGCAAGGGTATATCGTATGCTGAATATCTTTGGTATATTCAGCAAAATTCTATTGCTGTCAAAGTAAAGCTCTCGGACCTGCGCAGCAATATGGACTTAACCAGGCTCCCTCACACTCCAACTGAAAGGGACTTGGAAAGAACCAGAAAATACAAGCGGGCATATACGATACTGTCATCGAGAGAAGGCATAAGCGCAGTTAATCCGTATGCACTGTACGACTACTTGCTGGCAAACAACTGGAGCGTCAAAAGGAAAAGCACGAGGACTCCCGTTCTGGAAACAACGAATGGTTCTGCTGAAATCAAGGTGCCCATCGACCTGGCTTTGGCTGACTATGAGTCCAGGATGGCTGAGGCTTTAAGCGAATTGTGTTCGTGTGAGGGCATACCGTTCTCGAATGCAATAGCGCAGATTGCTGTTTGGAGACCGGTCAAACAATGAGCATGGGCCTGCTATTATTTTTATGAAAAGCCTTGACTTTGGCTTTTACATATTGTATAATTAAGACGCTGAATTTGATGAAAGGAAAACTGCACGATGTTTGCTGCCATGATGAACAAACAGAACAAATTGCAAAAGCTGTGGAGCAATTGGAATCTCTTCGGCTGTTTTGTGTTGTCTGTTTGTGCAAATCATAGTGCAGTGATGGTTGAATAAAATCATCCAAGTATCGGTTGTTTTCCATACTCTGCACGATATGAGCACCTGTCAGACGCACAACGCCTGATGGGTGCTTTTTTGATGCAGAAAATCAGAATCAGGTCACTCTAATGCCGCTGGAGTGAATTCCAGCCAGGCTTATTAAAGTGTATGCTATTATACATAATGTATATTCGAGGATTCGCCAAACGGTAAGGCATCAGGCTTTGACAAACGAAACAGAACAATCGCTAAAAGAGTCTCTGCAGCAGACCGCCGAAACCATAAAAATCAATATTGTAGAAATGGAATGCATGCCTGACCATATTCACCTGTAGGAGGAGTGTTCACCGCAGCATTTTATCCCGGATATGATAAAAGTGCTTAAAGGCAACAGTGCAAGAGCTATTTTTATCGCCAATCCGGACTTGAAGAAGCAACTTTTGGGCGGGCATCTTTGGAACCCAAGCTACTTTATTGCAACCGCCAGTGATAACACGCGCAAACAAGTACAAGAATACATTGCATCTCAAAAAATAAGAAACTGATGAAAGGGGGGCTTCGCAGTGAAAATCACTTCCAGCTATGCTGTGGAAATCAAAAAGCAGAAAATGTTCGACAATACTATAAAGATTTATCGCGAAGCCGTTTCTTTCTTGATTGGTTGTTTTAACAAAGAATGGGATTCTATTCAAAAAGTAGAGGGTGCCAAATCTCGAAAGAGTTTTGCCGAGAAGTTAATTCATACTACAAAATACAGCACTGCTAAATATGATTTCGATGCCAAGTTTTATAAGTTCCCTAGTTACCTGCGCAGAGCGGCTATTCAAGCAGCACTCGGCTCTGTAAGCAGCTACTACAGTAGCCATAAGAACTGGGAAGCAAACGGCAAGGTTGACAGGGAGCCAAAACTTCAATGCGATAGATTTTGCTTCCCGGCTTTTTATAAGACCGTTATGTATGAGGAAAGCAACAAACCAAACCAGTGCTATCTGAAGCTGTATAAAAACAATGACTGGGTTTGGATTCCTATTGCAATGCGTGCCACCGATGTCAAATACATCACGAAATACTGGTCACATTGCGAAAAGAGTGCTCCCTCCCTCGAAAAGAAGTATGGAAAATATTTTCTTCGCTTCGCTTTCGTGGAGAAGGTAGAACTCTCTGAAACTGAAATTCAAGACAGGCGTATCTGCGCTGTAGACCTTGGTCTCAATACTGACGCCGTGTGCAGCATCATGACTGCCGATGGAACTGTCCTTGCAAGAAAATTTATCAATTTTGCAAGTGAAAAAGACCATCTGTATCATGTGCTCAACCGTATTAAGCGTAAGCAAAGAGAACATGGACCTAAGAGTGCTGCTGCTATGTGGCGTTACGCCAAAGCCTTGAATAACGATATAGCGAAAAAGGTTGCTGCTGCGATTACTGAATTTGCTGTGCTTTATTCTGTAGATGTGATTGTTTTTGAACATTTGTCATTTACAGGCAAAAAGCACGGTGGCAGTAAGGCACAGAAGCTGTCGATGTGGAAGCGTAATTCTATACAGGATTATGTGGAACACAAGGCGCACCGCTGCGGTATCCGGATTTCGCGTATCTGTGCTTGGGGGACAAGCAAACTCGCCTTTGATGGCAGTGGTGCTCTCAAGCGTGATGAAACCAATCGTGCCCTTGCAACGTTTGCAAGCGGCAAACAATACAACTGCGACCTAAGTGCGAGCTACAATATTGGCGCTCGCTACTTTGTCAGAGAGTTGCTAAAACCCTTGCCAGCGATGGTAAGGTCTCAGCTTTCGGCTAATGTTCCGGATGTTGAGCGTAGAATCCAAGTTACACTTGCCACGCTTAAAGTTCTGTATCCTGAGCTTAAAAAACTCAGTACACAGGCAGCGTAAGATGTAGGCTAACTGTGACAATTAGCTTTCTTGCGGTGAGTTTGTTCTTCGGGACTTGCTTGCTGAGGGATTGCTGTACCATTTCGTTAGCAAGTTCCTCTCCTTAAAAGAAGGGAAGCCCGCGACTTTAGTCGTGGGAGGATTCACCCTGACAACGGTTGTTCGACTCGACCATTCTCGACCAACGCTCACTTTCATGCGCATCGGAAGTGAGATTCTTCAAAGCTGTGTTCCCATAAGCAAGGCACGGAAGATGCGCGACAAGTGCTCGTAACTCAATCGGTAGAGTACCCGACTTTTAATCGGGGTGTTCGGGATTCGATTTCCCGCGAGCGCACCATGCCCGGCAGAGCATTATCTGCCACTTTTGTGGGTGTATAGCTCAGTAGGCAGAGCGGCGGACCGTTAATCCGTTTGTCGCAGGTTCAAATCCTGCTACGCCCGCCATAAGCTCCTCTGGTGAAATTGGCAGACACAGTGCGTTCAAACCGCACCGTTTTGAGGGTTCGAATCCCTCGGGGAGTACCATGTCCGGCAGTACAACAACTGCCATTTATGGGTTGTTAGCTCAGCTGGTAGAGCAACGGACCGTTAATCCGTGGGCCGCAGGTTCAAACCCTGTACAACCCGCCATATGCTCCAGTGGCGAAACTGGCAAACGCGGCGGCTTTAAGTCCCGTTTTACTCTGGGTTCGACTCCCAGCTGGAGTATCTATATAGGGGTGTAGCTCAAGTGGTAGAGCAGCGGTCTCCAAAACCGCTTGTTGCATGTTCGAGTCGTGTTACCCCTGCCACAATAAGAAAAGCCGTCCTCACATAAGAGGCGGCTTTTTGTTTTGGAGAGTATACAGACCAAAAAACTAAACCACAAGTTGATTGCAGATGTGCAAAAACATGGTATAATAATATCAGAACGAAACGAAAGGAGATACCCCAAAATGCTGTGCAACACTGTTAATGTCATGTCGTATGAGTATAGTTACGAATATTCTGAGTTCATGTCCTTTGAACGCAGTTTTATTTCTCATACTCCTCGACAGGCAAAAACAGACCATGTACAGATGCGGTGCGTCTTCTAAGCGATAACTGCATGTCATAGCTGCTTGTCGAGATTTCGGCAGGCAGCTTTTTTGTTGCCTGCAATACAGAAAGGCAGCAAGAAAAATGAACGTTCCTACTATTGATATCCAGCAAACAGGTGCCAATATCAAGGCCCTGCGAAAGGCAGCAGGCATCAAGGTAAAGGATGTGGCAGATACACTCGGCGTATCCACGCAGGCAGTTGCCAAATGGCAAGCTGGAACAGCGCTCCCCACCATCGACAACCTTGTGATATTGGCAGCGATGCTGGATACCAAGATAGATGACATCCTTGTCATCGCATAAACCCTCGCCGCAGGATTGCGGCTATATATGGCCCGTTGGACGAATTGGTAGAGTTGCCGCCCTTTCACGGCGGAGGTTATTGTGGGTTCGAAACCCACACGGGTCACCATGCTTCTGTAGCTCAGTTGGTAGAGCAGCGGTCTGAAGAACCGCGTGTCGCTGGTTCGATTCCAGCCGGGAGCACCATATGTGTCGGTATGCAAGAGGTTAAAGCAGGCGGTCTGTAAAACCGCTCCGTTTCGGTTCGCTGGTTCGAATCCAGCCCGGCACACCATAAGGCCCCTTCGACAAGTTGGTCCAAGTCGCCAGCCTCTCAAGCTGGAGTCGGCAGTTCGAGTCTGCCAGGGGTCATACAAGCACCTATGTCAAAAGGTGCATTATGCAGAGGTCGCCTAACGGTAGGGCAGCAGCTTGCTAAGCTGCCGTCGCGGAAATCGCGGCATGTGAGTTCGAATCTCACCCTCTGCGCCATCTGCTTGCTTGTTCGAGTGGTTGATGAAATCGGTCCAGAAAACCGACGATGGGAGACTGTCCGAAGGTTCGAATCCTTCAGCAAGCGCCACTGCCCTCATTCTGTGCGGTATCCGTGCAGGTGAGGGCTTTTTCTTTTGCTTTTCGCTTCGAATTTCGGACTCGAATGGCGTTAATGGTCGGATATTCTTGATTATACATGCCTTTGCTGTATGGCAAATAGCTCCAAACAGTATTGGTTTTTACACCCAATTCTTCTGCAATTTCAGGAACTGACATACCGTTCGCACGCAGCTTCCCGATTTTTTCTGATGTTTCATCTGACCAGGCCCCGGCCGTAATCAGTATTTTGCGCACTTTCTGCAATGAGATGCCTGCACGTTTGGCAATGGTTCTTCTAGGTATACCTTGCTCATGGAGCCGGAGAACCGTCTGTATTGTCGCGTCCATCTTGTCAGTACCTCGCCGTTATCGATTTTTGTATTGCCCTAATTGTTGTACTTTAATCATACAGCAAAGCAACAAAATTGTCCAGGAAGCAAAAGTGCCTTCATTTGCCACTGATTCATCCGTTCGGAACGATATCGAAAATACCTTGATATTATTCCGATGCAATATTCCGATAAGCCGACTTTGTTCCGCAAATTGTGGATTGGATTCCTACCAAAGTTTGAAAGCAGAATGTTTCATCTATAGCTGCAAGGCTTTGGTGAGGAAGTTCACGGAATCGGTCCGTAAATCTAACGGCAGGATACTGCTCAAAGGTACAAATCCTTCAGCAAACGTCACAATCTCCAAAGTCAGCGATTGTTCGTAAATTTATGGGGGACTGCTTTCTTGTTTAGCACCACAATTTGTGATATAATAGCGAAAGAAAACAATGAATAATGGAGTGCCATAAAATGCAGAAATACGATTTCATCAAGAAGCAATATACGCCGTACACCCCACCTCAGAACGGGCATTGCGACATCATGGTTCATGCCAACGAAGAACTCAATTGTGCTGCGTGCGGACGTACCATCAACAAGCACAACGCATATACGTCTGCGGCCATCCAGAACGATATTGGCATTGGCTATCTGATTTGCAAAAGCTGCTATGAGCACGAGCTCGAAATCAGAAAAGCTGTAAAATAAGGGTCCAGCCGCCTCCATAAGGAGGCAGCTTTTTTGCTTGTAAAAATATGTATAAACTGTTACCATTTAGCGCTTTCCGTTGTGAGAAATTGCGAACCGCGGTATAATTAAAGTGTAGAAAATGAAAGGATTTTTACCGTATGTACATTGATTTCACGAGCAAGCAGTACTCTTTCATCCTGCACGCTCTTGCTGTTATGATAACGTTTTATAGCAACGATTTTTCCTCTATCTGCAAAGAGGTTGGAGAGGCTTATGGAGCAAGCGAAGCAGACATTGCAAGTGCTTGCGCTGCTCTGACAGCTGTGAACGTAACGGCACCTGTCAAAAGTTTATCTAACAAGTGCAGCGACATTCTGGAAGATATACTGCATCATGCACGAGAACTGCCGGAAAAGGATGCTCCGTATAAGTACAGCATTGGATTGGATACTCTTTCCTGGAAAGTAGTTGCTGATGCACTGGATACATACTCACGTATTTTGATGGGGCAATTTGGCGTCATTTATGAAGCCCTCGATATTTCTGGTAACGATGAGCAGCACTTCCAGGCGTATCATGATGCACGCTGGAATGGGGTGGGGGTCCTCGAAGCCCGTGACCTTCTGATTCCACAGCTCAAAAAGATAAGGCTTGGTTGGAATGGGAACTTTGGTATTTCAAATTCAGGACTTGCCTACAACAGCAAACTGGCATACGAGATTCTTAAAACCATTCGATATGCGACAGAGAAACGAGATAGCTCCGTTCTGAAAGTGACAAAAGAGCCGCTGCCGCATGTCGATGGTTCTTTCCAAATCAAAGCACTGTGAACAAGATTGGAGGTTTTCCGGGGTGGGCGACCACATCATTTCTTTCTTAGATATCTGCGCAATGCGCGGTCAGCTGGTTTTGGCAAAGGCACCGTCCATCCCGGCTATCAATAACAAAACTGTGTATTGTACCGGCGCTCACAAACACGGAGAGGACCGCTGCATTGTCCTTGACGGCGAGGAGTACAGCCAGATTCTTTTTGTTAACGGAACAATAAAACTGTATTGGCAGTGAGGTGTCATTGTGGACAATATCATTGTGAACAGCGCTCTTTGGTATGCCGAGCAGAGCAGTCAGTTTCTTTTGAATTCTGGGGCCAACAAGCTGCTGGATAAGGGCTATGACTATTATGTGAAAGAATTTATTCCACTTGGGCACCGCCTTATCCAAAACGGTCAGATTGCCGCCGATGCGATGGATGGGGAACTTGCCGCGCAGTTCTCAATGGCGTATGTTGCAAACTATTGGCGTGCAGCAAAAACCGTATATAATTTTGCGCCGGAGTTTCTCAGAACATTGGCTGAGACTGAGGACGCACCTATTTATTCTGACATTATGATGCGGTTGCCATACAGAGATTTTGTCATGAATCTGCCCACTGGCTCTCATCATGATGCGATGTTCGTACACATTGAATTCGATGCTTCCCACGGGCCAAATGATGTGGATACGCTCTTCCTGATTGTTCCTTTTAAGACGAACCCGAATGTCGATAACATCGAACTTTGCCAGTGCATGCAGTGGTGTCTCAACGGCAAAAAGCTGATTGAATCTTATCGGCGCAACAATGATGCTCGCGAGCAGGCATTTCAGAACGGAACTGATTCTGCAACTGTCAATGACGCCACGGTTTCAAACGTACCAGGTGCCGTTCTCAGCGAGGAAGAGCTGCAAAAGCAGCGAGAATTCAACGCCGGTATTGAGCCGTATCTTCGTGTTGCGGTTTCTGCAGCTTATTACCTTGCATCCAAGAATGCTGAAATCAAAGAGGTAAAAATCCCGAAAGAGAAGCGGCCCGTCCTTGTTTCCAAACCCGGTGCTACTCCTAAAAAAGTAAATGTCAAAACTTACAATGTGGGCTTTGTAATCGGCAAGAGCTTTGAAATGCAGCTGGTTTCCGGTGCAGAATATCAGAAATCCACAGCAACTGGCACAGGCCGTACGGTCAGACCACATGTCCGCCGTGCTCATTGGCACCACTACTGGGTTGGAGAAGGTCGAACTCGCTTAGAAGTCCGCTGGATTGAGCCAACTTTTGTGCTGCCGGAAGGGAAACGTGAGATAAAAATTGCAACAGTAAGACGCGTCATGGGCACTTAAAGGAGATTCATATGAAAGCAAACTACAAAGTAATCGCAAACAAGCAGAAAATTCTTGAAAAAGAAATTGAAAATTTCGAGCCAACATCAACAATGTCAGTGCTTCTGATGCGCTACAGCATCATACAAGGGCTACTCCAGGTTAAACTGAACGAAAAAGACGCGAATGGTAGCCCTAACATCAGCCCTTCCGATATGGCATACGATATGACTACATTTTTTAGCGATGCCGTCAATACTGCGGCCGATGATTTCACAGATGATGATGACGACCGCACAATAAAATTTGATGGCACCGTTGATGAATTCCGGCAAGAACTGGCTAATCGGGTTCTGATAACACTCAGCCTGGCGTTTGAACATGAATTCATAAATTTTACAGAACAAACCGGGATTACCCGCGCCCAGTATGAGATTCTTGCCGCTGAATACATCGCCCACGCTGAAGATGATGGCAGCAAAGTATCCGAAATGTTCAAAGGTGACGATTCTGAAAAAACCAAGCCCAAAGGTTGGACCAGCGCCACACCACAAAACAGACGAAGCTAAAAAAGCCACTTGCACGAATGTGCGAACCGCCTAAAATAATAATTGCATAACAGATACCATCACTTACCTCCTAACTGAACATTAACAATCTGTCATGCTTGTAAGCAGACTCTCTTTTGAGGGCCTGCTTCTTTTTTTGTATGTATTGATTAGAAACAAAATTATTTTAGAAAGGATGAATACCATGACGAATACCAAAAACAGCTTCACCAGGTTCGCAGCTGCCGCAAAAGATTGCTTCTATGTGAACTCTTTTCGAGCAGACTTAGTTCAGTGCGACAGGGCCTTGAAAATGGACGGTGAAATGCGCGTCGAAGCGGAATGCTGGATGAACATTTTGGATGCCCTGGACGATAACGACATCAAGATGTATGTCGATAACGAATACCGTCCCGGACTTTTGAACCCGTTCCATAAATGGTAACGTTCCCAAAAAAACAAATGAATCACAACCCATTACTCATGCGGTAGGGCAGCATTGCTGTTCTGCCGCTATTTTTGTTTTTGATGTCGGTTACGTTATCGGGAAAAGCTTTGAGCAGCAAATGCGTTCTGCTAATGCAACCTGTGCCGAAAGCTTTTCCCATTGTGGCAGCAGTCACAGCGTTCGCCCTTATGTGCGCCGCGCTCACTGGCATCATTACTGGGTCGGGGAAGGCCGCACAAGACTCGGAGTCCGTTGGATTGAACCGGCCTTGGTTCTTACCAACAGCAAAAACGAAGCCGATGCGGCTATTGTAAGAAACGTGAAAGGAGCATGACAATGCTTAATCCAAATATCAATAATGCTCTCGAAACCAATTCAAGCAAAGCGGTGCTTCTCAGCATCAAAAAGCAATGGCTTGAAAAGATTCTGAGCGGAGAAAAGACCATTGAGGTCCGAAAAACCATGCCGTGGGAAATCAGCTATCCTTTTGTGGTGTTTTGCTACGAGACAAAAGCTGATGGTGGTGCCGGAAAAGTAACTGCTGCATTTGTTTGCCGAGACATCGATACGCTCGACTGTCTGCGTGAACTTCCGGCATATGCTATTGGCACAAAAGTAACCGAAAAGACCGCTCGATTCGTCAAGGATAGCTGCCTTACCGCAAACGAGCTGATTGCATACGGCAATAAGTCTGGCACTCTATATGGTTGGAACGTCTCTGACATCCAATCTATGGATATGTCACTGCGAGAGCTTGGCGTTAAGCGAGCACCACAGTCCTGGATGTATCTGCAAGTTCCCAACGACAAGACGTTCTGAACGATGCCTGTTGGGGCTGGCTGCATGTGCGGACCAAGCAAAACATCTACTGCACGATAGAATAAATCGTGCAAACAAAGCAGACTCTCGATTCTTGAGGGCCTGCTATTTTTTTTATTTCAGGAGGAAACATCAATGATTCTTTATCATATCATGGCAGACACCGGATGCCTGCCGGACGATGTTGTTCCGCAGATACCAACGAATCGGATGAAAGGGGAGGACCAGGAAATCCCAAGAATTTGTCTTGGGCATACCCTTGACGACTGCCTGACCAGCATCGGCATTGCGCATTTTGTCTCAAAATTCCTGCTCGCTGAGCTGCGTCAGAACAAAAAATACTCCAAGGACATGCCGTTACCGTTCATTGTCCGAATGTACAACATCAAGGACGAAGACCCGAATCTCTTGACCGAGGAAGAAACACAGAAATATGTGGCGGATTCTGTCGTGACCAGTGAATGCTGGCTCACAAGATACGAGAAACCCGTCAAAATCCAGAAACTTTGGCTTGTGGGCGGCGAAGTGGTGCTTTGGCCCTATATCGTTGACGGCGTTGTATACAATTACCCAATCGTCCGTAACTCAATTTGGGCAGACAGCAAAACCTTGCCGGACCCGGAATTTCAGAACCAAATCAAGGATATCACTCAGAAATGGCTCAATGAAGCCTAAAAAGAAGAGCCCCAAAAACTCTTGCACATTCTTGCGAATTCCATAGTATTAAAGTTGTACGACAGATAACATCTACTTTGCACACCGCGTGCTCGTACAATTCATAATTCTGTTCTCATTCAAGGCAGACTCATCTTCATGATGGGCCTGCCTTTTTTTGTTTACAGAAAAAGGAGGAATTCAAAACAAACCACAAATCTCAAATCACAATCTTCCGCTACAAGGAAAAGACACAAAAAAGGAGTCACAAAATGAAAGTCGAAAAGAATAATAACAGCATTTTTCGGAACAAGCATGTCCTGGTTGTCGTCGCGGTGATGTGTATTTTTACCATCATCGCCTGCATGGGTTTTATGCTTTCTGTTCCTGCACACGCAGAGGAAAACATAGCTCCCAAAACCGAACCTATCGCTTTTTCCACTCCCATTGAAACGGTGAATGAGCTCGATAAAGCGTTCCCGATAACGGAAACTTCCGAAGAAGCACAGGAGGAGATTACAACTGCTGAGGTCAAATCTTCCGATGCTGCAGAACCGGAACCACAAATTGAGACCGCAGAAGCAGCCATCGAAGAAACCGAACCGAAACCCGAAACAATTCCAGATAATCTCAACGACAATGAGCTTGAAATCTACACAGCTCTGCGGTCCGCTGGTCTTTCCAAGGCCGGTACTGCCGCAGTGATGGGCTGCATGTCGATGGAAAGCGGTCTTAAAGCCTCGGCCGAAAACCCTTCGGATGGCGGCTATGGACTCCTGCAATGGACTTATAGCCGAAAGACAGACCTTTTCAACTGGTGTTATGGCAATGGCTATGACCCCAACACCGTTACGGGACAGGTGATGTTCTTCGTGTATGAGCTCAATAGCACATACAGCAAGGCCGCCAAATACTCGTATCCGGTGTACGAAACTCTTACTACAAGCGACAGCCTGGAAGATTGCCTTTCGATGTTCTTCTCCCATATGGAAGCAGGAACCAACGTGATAATCTCTTCCCGCAAAGTCTATGCAGGAGGGCTGACCACGTTAGACCTGTACCGCAAACGCTTAACTGCCGCTTACAAATACTTCATTTGAATTAGGAGGAAATCACAATGATAGCAACCGTTTATCTGTCCCGAAAACTCTTGAACCAGTTAAAGGCAAAAGAAACCGAAAGCAAAGACCTTATGCTAACCCATAACCTACACAACATCATCATCAACGGTAAGCGTGTTGGCTGCTCTGGCCACATTCAGAACGTTCTCAACAATAAGTGCGTTTACGTCAGCACTGAAAAGAGTTGCTATCAGCCCTTGTCTGACAAGAACCTGGTTCGCTATGCCGCCAGTATGAAAGATTACTCCTCTGTATCGCTCGGTGCAAAAGGACGTAATCAGTTCGTGACCAATGATGAGTTGGTTGGAAAAATCATTGATATGCTCCGATAAGGGCATAAACAGAAAGAGAAAAAGCTCATGAAAACCGGCATCAAGAATCAGATAGTAATAGTATCTGCTGTGGCAGCTGTTCTGCTCATTGTTATGAGCGTCTGTGCAATTGCGGAGAGCATTACCTTTGAGAAGGTTGCTGCTCTCGCTGCAAGCGCACTTGCCTTGAACAAATGCTGCGGCATCCTGTTAAACTAAGGAGAAAAAATCATGAAGAATAAATACAAAGTTGTTGCCTTGGTTCCTTTGGAGTTCTCTGTTGAGGGAAACTCCGATTCCAAAGAGGCAATCGAATCCGTTAAAAACATTTTCGAAGCGTGTCGGGATGATAACGACTGCGCGGACATCGTTTTTAATGGCATCGAAGAGTCACTTCGTCACGACAGTATCGAGTACAAAGTTGAAGCCGCCCAGCCTGAACCTGAGGTGAAGGCAAATTCCGATATCCGTTCTGTTGCCTCCGATATCTGCGACGTCTTCGAAAACTATCTCGACGAAAACGGTGTCTATATTGTGTGTGACGATGCAGACGAGGAGCAAGACCGAAAAGCAAACGAAAGCGGCGCGATGTTGTATGGCATGGAATATTGGCATCTTGTCGAAGATGTCGAGTTCCGTGTGAATCATATAAATGCACAATACAAGCTGTTCACCGTCTTTGATATTATGGAGGTATTTGATAAACTTCTCATTTCCAAAAAGCTTGGTGACTTTGTACCGAGCGGCGAAAATCGTTACCGTTTGTATGCAAAAATCCTGAGCTGTCTGCGTTCTATCAGGGAGGAATTGTCATGAAAGGCTGGAATAGTTCTAAGCACCTCATTCTCACCGCAAACCAGATGCCTGCGCCGATTCATTGGAACCCAATGAACGAGGATTGGAAAATGCGGCTTACCAAAAGCCAGATTTACAACACCTCTTCTGGTTTCGATACTCAAACGCTCGATGCTATGAAGAAGCTGCATGACAAAATCCTCACATTTGGCGGGGATGAAGTCTGCATGACGGAATTTGACGAAGACGCCCCAAAAATCCTCAAACGCGGCCGGTTCTTTTATGGCAGCAGCTATATGAGGAAAGGCCAGGATTGCCAGTGCCATTACAATTCTGCACGGCTTTGGTATAAAAACAAAGACCAGTGCTTTATTGCAACGGGCTATGCTCTTTCCGAAGACGGGCTCTGGCGCTGTCATTCCTGGGTCGTTCAGCCAATGGCACGCACCGTTCGCGTGTGGGAAACCACCGTCAAGCGTGTTGCCTATTTCGGCGTGGTTTTGACCAGCGAGGAATGCGAAGACTTTGTCGAGAACAACACATAACAATTGGGGAGGTTACCCAACATGGGTGAACAACTACATTTCAGTATGGATGGTGAGTTCCTCACCGCCATTGCACGTGACTGGTTCTGGAACATGGACAAGCCGTATAAAAAGTGTGAGGAGCTGCTGCTCTCCTGCATGATGGGTGGCAACGAGGAAGAAAAAAGGCATGTTTGCCAGGACATTATCGAAGGCCGGAAAAAACTTGTTAGTGTCAATGAGTTTGAACTTGTCGATGACAATGTTCATGTTCGTTCCCTCGGGCAGAAGGTTGAGGAGCTTCAACACAAGATGCTGGTCAGTCAGATTCGTGAGGATATGATTGTGCATCCACTCAAGTACATCGACCGTTTCGCTATGTCATTCGATTATGATACGCTTTGTAAGGATGTAGAGCGTCATTATATCGATTATAGCTATGACAGCATCAAGGACTATGTTATTGGCGATGCGGGTTACCCCGATGCCTTTAACAATGGTGCGTGGCTGCTCAACCGTCCTGACCTTGTGGCAGAATTCAACGGCGAACCGCTTCCTGAGCAGGAATCCAACCCGGAATTCTACAAAACCGATTTTTGGACCAAGCTTGCCTCTTGGATTGAAGCAAACATGAAAGGCACATCCGTTGAACGCCGTCAGCGACTGTACAACAGCTATATCAGTGATAGACCCATTCAGCATCAGCTGACCGAATATGGTCTGATTGCTCCCGATGGCACCTGGTATGCCTGCGAGTTTGGCGAGCACGCTGCCCTGGCTGGCCGCATCATCATGCGCAATCGAGAAACGTTTGGTCTTTCTGACAATGAAGTTCTCAATATGGCGTATGACTGGAGCGGCAAGGGTCTCGATTTCCTATATAAACGCGGTTGGATTGCCATTCGTAATCCTTCGATGGGCAATACATTCCTCGATATGGATGAGACCAAAACCGCAACAAAAGCTCAAGTAAATACCATTTTTGACTATATTTCTAAATTTAACCGCTATGACATGAATATTTCTAAAGTTATGGTTGACTAAAAAGGAGATTTTATTATGACTTCCAATATGACTATGACCGCTATTTCCATCTGTGATTTCCTGAAACTCATCGTGAAAAGCACGGTGAAGCATTACACCGAGGATTTCAAGCTGGACATAAAGATTTTCAAGCGCTATGCAAAAGAAGCACAGGAAACTGGAAAAGCAGTGCCAATGCTCTGGTTCTGCCGTTACAACGGAACGTATCTTTGTCTCGAAGAAGATGCTTACAAAGTAGGTACTTCGATGTTCAATACATTCAAGTACTACGATGAAAATATGGAAGACGAAGCTCGAACCATTAAGGCTTTTCTAGTCACCGTTACAGGGATGGAAGAGAGAAAGCCTATCGGCTGTATCACTCCTATCAACTATAAGGGCGAATGTGACCGCATCCGTCATTACGCGGTTCCGTCCCATAACGTTGAGGTAATATACAAGAATGGCACGCTCATTCAGGAACGGGAAGTCTTTGATAAATATCCAATCGTGAAGCACCCGAAGTTTGGTACGATTCGGGAAGCCAAATTCTTGGCCGATGACCCTGACGCGCTTGATTATGCGCTGCATATGGCTCGCAATGAGAGAAAGGCAGGGTGACAGCCATGAAAACGATGGTTACATTGACTCACGAAGAAGCCCAAAGTTATTTGGCGTACGCTCTGATTTGCGAAACGATGGAAGGCTCTCGCTGGAATAGTGGTTGCCGTCGCAGACTGTATAGTCAGACGTTCACCCGCCGTGAGCAGCAGCGTATTTCTCACATCAAATCCATCGCCCACAAGTGGTATCTCGTCACGGGTGTGCCGGAAAAGGTGCGTATGAGCTACGACAACTACTTGTTGTGGCAGCGCCTTGCGGAGTTTTGCGCAACCGTCTGAATATCACCAATTACATTCAAGGGGCTTCCTTTTTTAGGGAAGCCCTTTTTTGTATGCTTTTCCTGTGCAAATCAGCCGTTGTTATTGTACGATAGATGACATGCAATTTTGCTATTGCCTACGCAAACAAGCGATGATTCTTCTTGCTAAAACGTGCGAACGGGATAGAATAATAGTTGCATGATAGATATCATTCATTCAGCGACATTTGTTGCTGTACAATTCACAACCTGTAAAGCAATAAGCAGATTCATCATTCCGATGGGTCTGCTCTTTTGTTTGCAAAAACGCGATGGAGATTGTCTCAAGAGTCGCACGAATATCCCACGACACGGGAAAATAATGAGCGGAAGTTACATTAAATTCGTTTTCAATTTCGATGAGGTTTCTGGCAGTGATGTTCAGGATTGCATGTATCGTGTTGCCAAAAAAATTGCAGAAGACGTTCCTCACAATGAACGCCTGAAAGCAAATATCGTGGATTTTATTGCGGACGCGGTTCCTGAACACATGACAGAAAAAATCTGTAAAAAGATTTCCTCTGAAAATGGCATGATGGAGGTCCTGCACAATGAGCGATACCTTATCATCAAGGAAGAACTCTACGCCATTCTCGCTACTGAAATCGGCGACACAATCAATAATGCCGAAACTCTTCCTGATTCCTACTACATCAGCGACACCGGCAGTCCTGATATGAGCGACGAAAATACTATCATCTTTGGTGCTTTTGAGACGAAAAAGATGAGGGACTTCGCTGCTCGTATTGACGAAATGCAGATGAATACAGCTTGGAATCTCATTTGCCTTGCGGGTGCGGATTCTCATACGCTGACACTGGATATGATGCAGAATCTTTATGGAAAAGGCTCGACGTTGCTCCTTTCTTCCGCCATGGACATTCTGGCAGGAGAATTTTCTTTGGAGAGTTTTGCGGTTGGGTTCAAGGACGGATATATGCAGACGTTCCCTAACCGAGAAATTCAGGATGACATCAGCAAACATCCGGAAAACTACATCGCAATTGACCTTTTGGTTAAGTAAACAACTGTAAAAAATTATCGCACAGACGGCGGATGAGGTTTTCTCAACCTTCTGAAATCCAAAACTGCAAATACTAATTATAGCCGCTTACCGCAAGGTAGGCGGTATTTTTTTACTTGCCAAAATGTGCGAACGGCATAGAATAGTAATTGTACGATAGATATCATTCCAAATCGAATAGGCTTCATGCCTTTCGTACAATTTACAATTTCGCTTAAAGGGCGGACTTCTCAATTCTGAGAGGCCCGCTCTTTTTGCGTCCAAAACGCAAAAGGAGTTTGTATCATGAACAAAACTGTACCAACCATCGAGTTAAACCCCATCGATGACATACAGCACCAGCTGGAGGAATCCGGTTGCTACGAATCGGAAATTGAAATGATGAAGGCCGGTGGCACCTATGATGCGTTTGTCAAGCGTGTCTATGATGCCATCGACTGGTCTCATCTGTTTGAGCGTATTGCTCAGATGGAAAACGAAGCCATCACGGCAGCTATCGACAAATTGTCTGATAGCATGATTTGATTGTTAGGAGGTAAATACTATGTACATTCTCATTAAAAACCAGGAAGGCGAAAACATGAATCTGCTTTCCCAGAACACCGATTTCAACGCCCTGCTGGCAGCCATGAAAGCTGACATTGAGGCAGAATACGAAAAGGCAACAGGCTCTGTGATTAACCTGGATGAAGATTCCGGCAGCGATTATGAAGTCGGTATCAACGTTGAGGACAGTGCTGCTGAAGGCTTCTGCCTCGCATCCGGGTATATGTACGGCGCAAACAGCAATTTTGACTGGGGTATTTTCAAAGTAAAGTCTCAGAAAAGCAATACCGCAGCAAAACCCTACATTAGCCTGGATATGAACAAGTTCTTTCGGCAGAAAATGCTGCTGATTGACCTCTCGGCAAAAGTAAAGGACCTCGGCTATGACCATCTGGCCGATGAGCTTTGGGGCGCAATCGGTGTCTTCGACGCTGTACAGGATTCGGCTGAAGGAGACGGTGTTTTCACTGCTCCGGAAGCGGATGAAGAAACCGGTCTGTTCCTTGACGATTTTTATAACGACGTTCTGGAAAAGATTCTGAACGCCGACAAGAAAAAGGAGGAAAAGTAAGCCATGAAGCTCTACATTCAAGGCGAACACGGTAAGCTCCTGACTTTTACAAAATGAAGGCTGGGAAAGCCCACGGTTTCAACCGTGGGGTGAAAGGCCAACACTAAAGAAACATTCTGAGGGTAACAATCAGAATTGACACATTCATGTTGTAATGATTCATATGTGCTTAACGCATTTGTATCGCTATAAAAGTTAGCCAGAAGCTCTACGACTTTAGTCGTGGGGTGAAAGGTGTCTAAGTAAAAAAATAGTTGCTGTCTATCTTCGGATAGGCAGCTTTTGTTTGCCTGTGCTTGCGAATTTGCCTATCATGAATAGTAGAGCTCAAATGAAAGGAGGACGCTATTTATGCGCATGGTTGTTAAAACTTACAAGTACAAGCTGTACAACAGTGCAAAACGCACGAGTATCGTGCTTTGATTATTCCGGCACCTGTTATTCATCTTTATGGTGAGCAGGGCCAGGATGAATCGGATTGGTTTGCGTCAACAACCCCGCCTTAACCAGTCCGCTGGTTATAGATGGGGCTTGCAGGGCAACCCGTAAGCCCGGTTGATTAGCCTAAGTCTGCTGCTCCAGCGGCAGGAAACTACGTTGTGTACTAATAATATAGGCACCTTACTCATGCTCCACAAGTGGTAAGCACTGCGGACGGCTCGTTAAACATCTCTAAGGGTAGGAGAAGTGCGAACGTCATGTCGAAAGGCTAAAACGGTATAACAACATTGGCGATGTGGACCACAGGGCGCAAGCCCTGACTTATCGATTTACAACTATTATACGAAAGGAGTACCTTGCATGAGCACTTGCGCTTGTGTTCTCAGTAAGAATGGCGAACGCCTGATGCCGACTATCCGTCTTGGCAAGGTACGCCATCTTCTGAAAGACGGAAAAGCAAAAATCATTAAGCATCATCCATTTACTATTCAGTTACTGTATGACAGCGAAACGAATATTCAACCCATTGAAATCTGTGAGGACGTCGGTTACAACTACATCGGCATCAGTGTGAAAAGCCAATCTCACGAGTATGTATCTGCACAGTATGATACATTGCAAGACGAGAAAAGCTGTCACGATGCTTGCCGTAGAATGCGCCGAACTCGCAGAAACAGGCTACGTTACCGCCAAAAGCGCTTTGACAACCGCAAACGTGACAAAGGCTGGCTTGCACCCTCTCTTAAACATAAGAAAGAACTCAACGTCAATGTCATTAAAATGTATTGCGAAGTTGTGCCTATTACGCATGCAACCGTTGAAGTTGGTTCTTTCGACACAATGCTTGTAAAAGCAATCGAGGAAGGTAAAGCTACACCAGAAGGCGCAGATTATCAAAAAGGCCCTCGCTACAATTTAGCAACCTTGCGGGAAGCAGTATTCTACCGTGATAACTACACCTGCCAAGTTTGTGGGCGCGAAGCCAGTGAAGGTGCAATTTTGCACGTGCATCACATGTTTTATTGGAAAGGTCGCCATGACAATAGTCTCAGCGAGCTTATAACAGTATGCGAGAAGTGCCATACACCAGCTAACCATCAAAAAGGCGGCAAGCTCTATGGATTCGGTGAAGATATAAAGTTTGCCAACCTTTCTGGTGCAGCATTTATGAACACTGTACGCTGGCAAATCGTTAATGAACTTTACGCTGCTTTTGGAAAGCCGTTCGTCACATTCACTTATGGCGCGATGACCAAGGAAAAGCGAATTGCCCTTCATCTTGAAAAGAGTCATAACAACGATGCGTATGCAATGGGCGAGTTTCATCCAAACTGCCGCTGTACGTTTGAACATTATGAAAAGGTAAGGCGTAATAATCGCATCCTTGAAAAGTTTTATGATTCTCGCTACATTGACATTCGTACAGGAGAAATAGCTACTGGAAAAGAGCTCTTCAACGGTAGAATCAACCGCAGCCATAAAAAGGATTCTGAAAATTTGCACAAATACCGTGGAAAAAGGATTCGTAAAGGCTATCGTGCGCTACGTCGCAAGAAAGTGGCCCTCAATCCCGGTGATTTGGTTTCTCTCAACGGAGAAATTCTTGTTGTCCATGGCACTCATACCAAAAAGAATGGTTCTGTAAACGTGGAATTCAAAACTCCATCGAGAGGTGGTAAAAAATCCACAATCCTTAAAAAGCTGAAAATTATTAAAACGATAAGCCCCATGCGCTCTGCGTGGGATAAAGTATCTTAAAAACTCAAGAAAGGAGACATAGGGTATTTGCATTTACTGAGTGTACCTCAAATATACTCTTAGTCAGCGCATTCCTCGCCGCCTAAGTCGCAAGCGACTATAGACGGTGTACCCTGCGCACAAAATTTATGGATTTTGGCAATGCGTTTGCGACCACAGACGTTTTTGTGAATCCGCGCAAGGGAATTCCTTTCGTGCAGTGTTCCACTGAGAATCAACTTTCTGATTTCAGGAGAGCTGATTCCCATGAATAATATCTGACTCGTATCTTTGCGGTCGTTCCTTTTGGAGCGGCCGCTTTTTTTGTTTTCAGTTTCCTTGCGCAAATGTGCGACTCTCATAAAATGAAAATTAGGGAGGTGCTGTTTTGAAAATTCAGAGAATCATGCCTGCAACTACTCATTCCATGAAAGACGCGTTACCGCTTGGGACTATCCTGACGGTGAAAAATGTTGCAGACCAGAAATATATTGTGGTCGGCTATGACACAAGTTCTTTTCCGCACAACTACTATGCGGTTCCCTGGCCGCAAGGGTATATGGGTGAAGAAAATATGTACCTGGTAAGATTTGATGATATTGCGAAAGTTCTGTGTCGCGGCGGAATCAATGAGGAATCCAGAGTTTTCTTGCAGGCACTGGATGATGTGTTGAACGGGAGGTGACACGGTGACGGTAAAAGAGCTGAAGCATATGCTTGAGAACGCGGACGACGATGCTGTCGTCGTTGTGCGAAATAACTGGGCTCCGGCGGAATTCCTGAATACCTCTGCTCGGAAGATGGTGCTTGTGAAAGCAAATGGCAAGCTCATGACGCCGAAATGGGCCGAGGCGAGCGGGTATATCTGCGAAGGGCCTGCTATGTCGGCAATTTTATTCGATTGAGGTGAGAAAAATCATGCCCGATAAAAAAGTGGCCACGCAGGCATCTGATGGACCCTGGGAACGCGAAACCATCATCACATTCAATGATGCAGAGAAGAAAGCATCCTACTACACCTGCAACAAAGCTCGTATGGAACAGCTAAAAGAGCTTGCCAAAGAGTACCCTGATGCTGTTAAAATCACGCGGGATGAGGGCTGGTGTATGGAGGCAGATATGCCCAAGAAATGGGTCAAAATCAAGCCTCCTCGCAAGCTGACCGAAGAGCAATATGCGGAACTGGTCAGACGCGGCAAAGAACTTGCAGAGCGGCAGCGACAGGCAAAGAACTTAGTGAAGGAATAATCCGGCTTCATATGCCGAAAGAGGAGGATATAAAATGTATAATTCTTACAGCGCTCTTAATCTTTTGGGCGGTATGCTCTATACGATGATTCTTCTGGTGATAGCGTATTTTGTGCTCAAAATCGTCGCCAATTGGAAAATTTTTGAGAAGGCCGGGCAGCCTGGCTGGGCATCCATCGTCCCGTTCTACAGCAACTACATCGAATTCAACATTTACTGGGGGAACGGCTGGTTGTTTCTGATTCCGGTCGTGCTGAGCCTTTTGTCTGGCATCCCGCTGCTCGGCAATCTGTTCCTGGTTGTTGCTCTCATCATCGGTGCTATTACCAACTACAAGAAAGCTGTTGCGTTCGGTGAAGGTATTGGTTTCACGATTGGTCTTTGCCTTCTGAATCCGGTGTTCAACATGATTCTTGCTTTCGGCCATTATGAGTATCACGGTATCCCGCAGGATGGCTATTCCTATTCTCAGCTCAAGACCAAATATGAGGAAAAGAAAGCCGAACAGCAGAACAACCCCAGTACTGTTCAGTACCAGGCCCCCGAAACTCCCAAAGAGCCGAGCCAGAATGTTCAGTATCAGACTCCGAATGCTCCTGCTGAAGTCAAGACCCTGCCGACTCAGCAGAATCAAAATCAGGACAATGGCTGATATTATCTGGGTCGTTGTGTTTCTCTGCGTTCTCATCGCGTCCTGCTTTGGAATGTACTATTTCCAGGGTGAGAACAAACAAAAATTTGTGTTTTGCTTTTTGCTGGTAGCATTATCTTTTGAAGTCCTTGCGTTTCGGCTTCTGGATATTGCGTATACGGTGATTAACGCAGCAATCAAAGCCGCATAATGACCTTTTTGCAATTCTCAAGCTGTTCTTTTGGCAGACCTTCCAACCGAGGGCCTGCCTTTTTTATTGTTGCCAGGAGGAAAATCTATGAAAATCCGATTCTATACAAACAACAAAGAAGCTATTGTATTCGACCTCGAGGATATTTTGAAGCAGCTCAACATTGAAGAGCAGGTAGCCACTGTCGGCCTTGTCATTGAAAAAGACGAGGCCGAGGTTGAGGCAATCGCTCAGACAATACAAGACGATTATCCGAACATGTATCTCCAGGCAAAAGAATACGGACGGAATCTGACCTTGGCTTGTGCGGAGCTTCCGAACCCTACTAACCCGGATATTGTAACCTACCTCTATGCGGGCGATGATGCTACGGAAACTGACAGTTGGATTGCGAAAGTGAACAACACAATTCGTGCGCAAGGGGATAACAGTGAACGGCTCATCCATATTGACTCGAATCTCGCTGCCGTGGTAGAAGCAAACGAAACGGAACAAGGATACTATGCTTCCACCGTGTCGCAGCATGACAAGGCTACAAACGAAATGCTGAGTTTCCGGCAGATTGCAGAGTCGTTGGAAGCTGTTGGAAATAACTACAAATACCAGAGTACAAACAATATTCTGACTTCAAGAACCAAAGCGGAAAGGAACTACATTGTCCGGCTTATCAAGATGTATTGCGACGATACCAAATACCTTGCTGGTTCTATGCCGCAAAGTGAGTACCCGTTCTGTGTCCAGAACGTTGACGCTCTGAACCAGCGTGATGCGCAGTGGTCCGAAATCAAAGAGTATCTTGCACAGGACGAGAATCGCAACAAGCTGGATGTGATTCTTGGCTTCGTGCCGGATGCGGAGAGCGACAAGACTCTAATTCTGCACAGCATTGAAGAAAAAGGAAAGGCCATGTCTGATTCTGAAATCGAAAAAACATATAATTTGCTGTTTGGTGACTGTAGCAATGGATGAATAATCTTGCGCTTTCGTGCGAGACCCGTATGATTTAGCTTGTACGATAGATACCATCTACTAAGCACACTGTGTGCTCGTACAATTCACACTTCGCTTTAAGGCGGACTTCCCACACCGGGAGGTTCGCCTTTTTGCGTACAAAAAAAAGGAGTGTTATAATGGGTAGTATATGGACGGCTCTTGGCAACCGACTTGAAACCGCTTGGAAGAGACCAACTAAGCCCAACTCTAAACGCCCGAAAGACGGTGAAATCATCGACGAAGAGAAATCGGTGCGCTGGAACAGGGAAGAGGTCGTTCGCCGACAGAAAGCCTGGGATGCGGAATGCTCTCGGCTGAAGAAGGCGCAGAATGCAGAAATCGAACACATCTCGGAAGCTATCGAACTTCAAATTCAGGAAGACATCAAAGCCAAAACGAAACGCAGCATTTCCAAAAAGGCTGCAACCATCCTTTGGCAAAAAGCCTACGACCGTGGCCACGCCTATGGTTTCGCTGACATCTACTGTGCCATCGAGGACTACGAGGAGCTGGTTGTTGCCGTACTCACAAACGCCCGCTGAACTCAACCACAAATCACAGAAAGGAAAAAATATGAAATTAAACGAATATCTCACAGAAAACGGCGTCAAGCTGATGATTAAAGGCTCCGGAGAAAATTATCCTCCACGCCAGACAAACGACCTCGGTATGTACGATTACGCCGAAGGTCTTGAAAACGTCATCGGCAAAATGGCTTGGATTTGCGATTATCGCGCAAATGCGGACCCAACCAAAAAGCCGATTCGTAACATCAAACCTACCCCGGTTGTTGTAACGGACGCAAAAGAAACGAGCAAAACCATCTATTATTCTCCGGTCTATTTTCGGCCGGTAAATCGGGGTAAGATTTCTTCAACCGTCATTGCCCCATTGGACAACACCGGGTATCGCTGCTGCTCCGGCACTTCCGTCAACATCTTCTACACGAAAGAAGAGTGCGTGAAGTGCTATCGGGAGCAGGTTCGACAGGCAAACGAGATTTATGAGAAAGAGAAGGCTCGCATCATCAAAGAGTTCGACGCTCGCATGCAGATTCTCAATGATTCTCTCACGCCGTTCAACGATGTCCCGCAGAGCGACTACACCGTTGTTGCAAAAATGGATGTTACGAACGATTCTCTCGGATACAATGAGAAAAATCGGCATTTTTATCTCGAGACGACCCGAACCATGATTCCGACTCGCTATACCATCGAAATGCTCAAGATGCAGGCACTGATTGGCCTGGCGGATGAACTCCGTGCAAACACCACCTGGCAAAAGGGCGTCCCTTTCCGTATCCTTATCAGAACAACAGTTTTCGTGGATGGTATTGAAGATGTCAGCCAGGCCACAACGGAATCTCAAACCATTACCCTTTGATGAACCATGAAGAGCGCACGCCCCGTCTATAGCCGTAAGGCTTAGGTGGGGAGGTTCACAAAAAAACAAAACAATACATATGTGAGGTAAAATGTTATGTCTAACAACATGTCTATTTCTTCCATCAAGGAACATTATAATAATCTCTGCACCAAAGCCAAAGAATGGAGTGCCGCCTACTATGAGCAGGATGCTCCGGTTGTAACGGATGAGGAATACGATTCCGTGATGCACGAGATTCGTGATATCGAAGCGGCACATCCTGAGTTCGTGACCGCTGACAGCCCTACACAGGTTGTTGGCGGCAAGCGTGTTCTCGGTATTCCGGTTGAACACCGTGTACCGATGCTTTCTCTGCTTGATGTGTTTTCCGATGATGAGGTCCGCAGCTTTGTGGATTCGGTGAAAGCTGAATACTCCGATGTAACCTTCTCTGTGGAGCGCAAAATCGACGGTCTGAGCTTGTCTCTTGTCTACGAACGTTCTGACGATGGTCTTGCCTATCTGACCCAGGCTTCGACGCGTGGTGACGGCCATGTCGGTGAGGATGTGACCGCCAATGTCGCAGCCCTCACTTGCCTGCCTCGCAGCATCGAGCTGCCCAAGGGTATCGGCAAAATCGAACTCCGTGGCGAGTGCTATATGTCGGAAAAGGACTTTGAAGCAGCCAATGCAAAGCAGGCGGAAGCAGGGAAGAAGCTCTTTGCGAATCCCCGCAACTGCGCTGCTGGCTCTCTGCGTCAGGCTGACCCGTCTATTGCACGAGAACGCAATCTGCAGGTGTTCGTTTTCAATGTTCAGAGCGTCAACAATGGTGATGCAGCACAGTTCAGCCCGTATCATTGTGACCAGCTGAACTATCTGCGTGACATCTGCGGTTTTAAGACCACCTATTACGCTCATTGCAATGACATTGATAGCATCTTGGCAGCCATTCACGACATTGAGGAAAAACGCTATGATATCGATTACCCGATTGACGGCGCAGTCATCAAAGTCGATGAACTGAGCATTCGCCAGAAGATGGGCGAGCGCACCAAAACCCCGAAATGGGCTATTGCATACAAGTATCCCGCAGAGGAAAAGGGAACTGTCTTGCGCAACATCCAGCTGCAGACGGGTCGTACCGGCCGCGTCACTCCTGTCGCGGTCTTTGACCCTATCCAGCTTGCCGGAACCCGTGTGGAGCGTGCAACGCTCAACAACGCCAACTTCATCAAGACTTTGGATATCCGTATCGGTGACACGATTGTCCTGCACAAATCCGGTGACATCATCCCGAAAATCACGATGGTGGAGCTGGAAAAGCGTCCTGCAGACGCTGTACCTTATGACATGGCAAAACAGGTCTGCCCCGTTTGCGGTGCGCCTATCGCGCCCGTCAATGGTTCTGTGGACCTCTACTGCACCAATGACGCTTGCCCGGCAAAGACTGTGAATCGCGTTATCCACTTTGCCTCGAAGTCCTGCATGGACATCAAGGGACTTGGCCCTCAGATGATTCAGGACTTGGTTGACAGCCGGTTCATTGAGAACCCCGTTGACCTGTACTGGCTCTATGAGGAGGAAGGTGAACTGACCAACATGTATGGCGCGAAGATTGCCAAGAAGGTTCTTGCTGCCATCGAAAAGTCCAAGGAGCAGAATGCCGACCGCGTCCTCAAGGGCCTTGGCTACCGTCTCATCGGCGGTCATGTTGCTCGTGCGCTGTTTACTCAGTGCAAGGCTACGAATGGCAACCTTCTGACACTGTCCACGCTCAATGTAGATACCATCAAGGAGTGCAACATTCCCGGTTTCTCTGACGCTATCTATGCTGCGCTCGATGCGATGCTTTCCAGCGCTGAATTTACGCAGGAAGTCAATACCTTGCATGATGCCGGTGTCAATCTTGACTACCATGCTCCGGCAGGTGTCAATGATGAGTCTGCGCCGCTCGCTGGCAAGACATTCGTTATTACCGGTACACTGCCTTCCATGAGCCGCGATGAAGCCAAGACTTATATCGAAGCGCATGGCGGCGAAGTCTCCGGAAGTGTCTCCAAGAAGACGAGCTATCTCGTTGCCGGTGAAGCTGCCGGTTCCAAGCTGGATAAGGCAAATTCGCTGGGCGTGCCCGTTCTGAGTGAGGGCGACCTCAAGGCCATGTGCCAGTAAGGAGGTCTTGTGGTATGTATGACTTCGACCGCATCGTAAAAGCTGCGGAGTCCTGTGACTTTCACGACGCATTTGCCTCTGACATCAAACGCTGTGAAAATGCTCTTGGCATGGGTGGCCTCATGGCAATCAATGCTGAATGTTGGCTTGATGTCTTGAGCGCCATGCCGGACGCTGAAATCGCAGAGTATGTCCACACTAAGTATAAGCCCGGTCTCTTGAATCCGTTTAAGGGAACGTCCTTGTACATCAAATCTTAACCTCTTGCCGCTTGCCCTTCACAGGGTGAGCGGCTTTTGCTAATATGTGCGAATCGCGTACACTAAAATAATAGAAAGAAGGCATCAATAATGAAATCACATGAAGCTCCTGTTACCGAAAGCATGCAGCAATGTATCGACTATATCAAGCAGAATGAAGATGAAATCGCAGAATATGTGAATTCGCTTTTTCTTGCTCAGAAGGATGTAATTAGAGAGCAGCTTTTGGAGAGTTTGGCAGCAATGCTGAACCCCATTCCCACTCATTATGAATGGCGCAGCAATGATTGCCCGTATGATTATTCTGGTGAATTGTACGAAGATGGAAAGGTATCTTTGGAGCAGACTGTTAGTGAATTTCTCGAGAGCGAATATACTGGTGCAAGCCGCGCAACCTATGTATCTCACTATGGTCTATCATATAACACATATGGGGATAGCCTCTCGGACGACACCCTTGAGATTGGCTGCTCCATTATGACCGATGGAATTAAAGATTTCGTACAGAGGAATGCAGGGATTCCGTGTGAACGATTCTCCCGTGAAGAATTTTTCGACATCAAAACCGAATGTAACGAATTTGACCCGATATACGACGAATGCCGCGCCAGCGATTTCTTTTGGGCTACTGCCGCTGTAGAATTTGCAGGCATTGACAAAATGACTTTGAAAGAAGTTCTCGCCGCAGTATAAATTGTCACGAAAGCCGTTCACCGTTTGGTGGACGGCTTTTTCTTTTTGACATTTTTTGCGATTTCCCGATAATAGTGGAAACACCCAAAACAACGTGGAAACGTGACGATGCCTTGGCTAGTATCACCTCAAACTATACGGTAAAAGCTAATCTCACTTCCGGTGATTGGAGCAGCACGGTGTCTTTTTGCCTGCACCATTTCAGGAAACTAAATATCCGGTCTTCTAAATTGTACGATGTGCCGTATATATTATTTCCGTAAAAACTTGGTATTTTGGGTTGACAGCACGTGCGATACCCATAGAATAGATAATGTAACAGAGATATCATTGATTTGCCATAGTTCATATACCTCCTGGAAGAAGGACAGATGCCCATATTGGGCTTCTGTCCTTTTTCTTTTTGAGGATTCCCGCAGATTTTCTGCGTTTAATATAGATTCATCCCACGGAATGTGGACTTCTGACAGCCGAAGGAAAGGCTGATTACATAGAATTGTCATGCTAATCAGCATGGCACGTATACACTGCGTCAATGTGTTTATATAAATGTTCCTGCACGCGAACGCCACGTTAAGAGCGTATTTATATATACCGTATAACAATTACAAACCTTTAAGGAGGACATTACCATGATTCGAAACATAATTTAGCGAGTAGACACCATTATCAGCAGCCACGAAACCAAAGCTAAGCAATTTGCAGTTAGCTATGGTTCATTCGTTCACAGTCTAATTAAGACCTAGCTGAGCAAAGATGGTGTGATACTCGCGCTCCTGCTGGAGCAAGTGAAACTGACCGGGGCCGCGAAATTTCTGCTGCTTTTGGCAGTAGTATCAATCGCTGGCGCATTTCTTGTCAAGAAAGTCTTCAAAAATTACAGCCACATCAAAGGATTGGCCGAAGACTTTCTGAAATCAACCGATGTTTTCGGGGCTATCAAAGAGGCAGTTTCTGATATTGCCGATAGCTCCTGCAAAACAGACAACAAAAAAGAATAATTACATCCCCATATATGGGGCTTAATTGCTGTGGAGATAAATTCGAGAGCAGCACGACAGCCCCACGTTACGGGGTTATATTATGGCTAAGAAGAATAACAACGTCACTTTCAACGTCGGCATCACCAACCATTACTTTGACGCTATTTCGCGCCAGAAGTTACCCATGAGCGATGCCGCTTGTGAACCGGTTGATAATGCCATCTCTAATTGCAAAGATGCCATTAACATCTTGGTCGCGATTGTGAAAGGCCATGCCAAAAACCTAATCGGTGTGGTTATTGCCGACTGGGGCAATGGTATGTCTAAGGAAAAGCTGCCGGAAAACCTACAGTTTGGCAACGGCCACAGCAATGAGGGCCCGCTGTGCATCCATGGCGTTGGCCTGAATAATTTCATTTTGGTTGCCACCCGCAACAAGTATCCCTGGTTCATCGCTTCCAAGTAGCCTGGAGAGGACAGCTATCACCGCGTTGACGGCCCGTTCGCCACGACCATGACGATGTCCGAGCAGGAAGAGATTCCTATGGCAGATGTCGTTATGCGTGAGCAGTTTAAGGCTCTTGGCGCTCCTTCTACCATCATCTATGTGGAGATGGACAAGGCTACCGCCAGCACCATGCTGACCAAGAACGGCAGCTGCGCTGAGAGCCGGGTCACCAGCCTGAACGTGCTGCGTACCTGCCTGGCTGAGCACTTTGGTGTCAAGTACCGCAATTACTTGGCACCTGACGCTACCGGCGTTGCTCCCGCCCGTATCCTGATTCCTGATTTCCATATGGCGAATGGCAAGACGTGCGATGTGCTCGTCAAGCCTATTTTCCAGCCGTATAAGGAGAAGCAGAAGGAAAAGAACTTCACTGTTGACTATGATGGGTACGAGATTCCTGTCAAGGTTGAGTGTGGTCAGCTGGATACGGATGCGACCAAAGGTGTTGTTACTGGTGGCTATGACTTGAAGCATTTCTACCAGAACAACATGCTTACGCAGGGCTTGGATATCCAGCTCGGCGAGCGTGTTATCGCCACCGCTCAGTTTGATACCATCTGGGACAAGGCTCGTCACCCGGCCTTCAACGCTTTCACCGGCGTTGTTGCTGTTGATATTTCCGGTCTGCCGCGTGGGTTCTTGAATACCCTCGCCAACAAGTCGGATATCGACCTGAGCGACAAGGGATGGCGTAAAATTTTCGACGCTATTGCCGAAAATGTGAAGCCTCTCGAAAGCGAGCCTCTCACTCTTGAGAAATATGCGCAGGATTTTGCAAATCGGCTGGTTGCAGACACCGGGAATGAAGTTGAACTCCAGTTCCCTCTGTACGCAAACCGGACTCGTATCGACGTTCTGGAACATATCGACGAGTCCCACTGCAAGATTTATGACTTCATGAGCGGCGTTGCTACTTTGAAGTCTGTAACCGAGCTGCGGACTCATTGGGATGGCATGGTTGCACAGGGCATTCAGCCTTTTTCGGCTGTGATGTTCTGCAATAAGCGCGGTCCTATGCTCAAACATACCTGCGACGAGATGAACACTCTCGTGCAGGCTATGAATGACGAGGACTTCTACATGACCCTCGAAGCTGCTGGTGGTGATGCATCTAAGATGCCGCACTACAACTTCGATGTTATTCTTGACCAGAGTATCCCCGTGAAGAAATAACATCACTTGCCGTCATCCGAAAGGGTGGCGGCATTTTTTTGTTGAGCCATTGCTCAAACATCGAGATTCCTCATGTGGGATATAGCGTTTTGTACAGATATATGCTATAATTGGCACAAAAAGGAGGAACCGACATGGCAGAAAATAATAACAACGGTGGCAAAAACACTAATATCATCACCAAAATTAACGATACCATTTCCAAAGTCCTGGGCGATTTCCCGCCCGTTGTTCAGACAATCGCAAAAATCGTTGTCTTCGGTGGGCTCATCCTGCTTATCGCCAAAGCCATCGGCTATATTTTCCCGGTTATTGTGAACGTTCTTTTCAACCTCTTAGTCAAAATCGTTGGCTTCTGCATTCTGGCAGCCTTTCTTTACGGCTGCTGGTACGAGGTAAAACTGCAAATGACTCGCGATGAAAACTCCTTCCTACTGAATGAACGACTCAAGTATCAGAAAAAAGAGTACGAGGAACGTGAGCACAGAAGACAAGAACGAGATAACAGACGATAATACATAATCATACATAGGCTGTCCAGCTTCGGTTGGGCAGCTTTTTTTATTTTCCTGTTGCAGGCTCTTGCGAATCGTATACCATAAAAAGTATGAAAGGAGTTTATCATGAAAACACTTGAATCCTTTTTTAGCAGAACTGCACAGTTTGGCTTGCTCATTTATCTGACCGGCTGCTTTGGCCTGTTGATTGTTTTAGGCGCTGCAGTCGCAAAATGGCTTAAACTCATCGACGTAATTCAATATATTGCCTTTGCTTTTGGACTTGGACTCCTCACTTTGCTTATCGGCATGGTGGGTCTCTCACTCCTCGGCATTAGGGGTATTGAAGAATTTTAGTGGAATGACCCCATCCCACTAAGTTCCTTCAATATCACAGGCGGATGTACTTTTGTACATCAAGATGACGAGCTGCACTTGTACGGTTTTCCCAGCTTGCAACCATGCGAAGGCGTCATCTAGCCAAGGGAAACACAACCTCCTGCTTCGGCAGGAGAGATTTATCGTAAAGGAGGTGGCGAATATGTCCACTGTTTATGTACTTAACAAAGACGGTAAACCTTTGATGCCTACGACTCGCGGCGGACATGTGCGCCACCTGCTTAAAGAGCAGAAAGCACGAGTCGTAAGAGCAAAACCGTTTACCATCCAACTGCTGTATGAAACCAATGATGTAGTGCAGCCCCTATATTTAGGCATTGACCCTGGTAGAACCAATATCGGCGTTGCCGTTGTTAAAGCAAATGGAACGGCAGTCTTTACGGCACATCTGGAAACTCGCAACAAAGAGGTTCCAAAATTGATGCAAGACCGTAAAAAAGCCCGCCGTGCAAGACGCACAAACGGCAGACGTTGTCGCCGTCAGCGGAGAGCTAAGGCAAATGGCACCATTTCTAAGAAGTGCGTGAAGCAAGATACTGCTCAAAGTAAGAATCCTAGCAAACGTGCAAAAGAAATTGGCATCATCAAACGTCGCCTTCCGGGTTATAAGAAAGATGTACTCTGCATTGGTATTAAAAACAAAGAAGCAAAGTACACCAATCGCACAAGACCGGAAGGATGGCTTACGCCTACCGCGAATCAGTTGCTCCAAACACACATCAATTTGGTGAGAAAAATGCAAAAGTTCCTTCCTATCAGTGATGTTGTGCTTGAAGTAAACAAATTTGCGTTCATGCGGCTTGATAATCCTGACATTCAGAAATGGCAGTACCAACAAGGCCCACTCTACCAAAAAGGGAGTCTTGAAAATGCTGTTTCTGAAATGCAGGAACACCATTGCCTGTTCTGTGATAAACCCATCGACCATTACCACCATGTAGTGCCGCAATCCGAGAATGGCAGCAACACCATTGCCAATATCGTTGGTCTATGCGCGGAGCATCATAACCTTGTTCATAAAGATGCTGCCTGGCAAAAGAAACTTGCCGAAGAAAAAGTTGGACTTAACAAAAAGTACGGCGCTTTGAGTGTATTGAATCAAATCATTCCGGCACTGACGAATAAATTGAGTGTGCTATTTCCAAAGCACTTTTTTGTGACAGCAGGAAAGAGCACCCATGACTATCGTGCAGCGCACGGTGTAAGTAAAGACCATTGGCTCGACGCTTACTGCATTGCTTGTTCTGTCTTGCCGAGCAATGTCTGTGATAGCAACATCAACAATCATATGCCGTATGAGCTTAAACAGTTCCGCCGTCATGATAGAAGAGTGTTAAACAATGAAAATATGAACCGCGTGTACACACTCGATAATAAGGCAGTTGCTATAAATCGGCATAAAGCAACGGAACAAGAAGCTGCCAGCCTAGAAGAATTTCGCAAAGAGCATCCGAATGATGTTTGCAAGCTTAAAGTTAAAGAGCACCATCCAACATACAGAAACATGAACCGTAACTATCCAGGAAGCATATTTCTTGTTGGAAAGCATGTTCATATAATGCAAGGAATAGCTGGCTCTAAAGACGGAAAAGCAACAACATACAAAGACTCTAACGCAAACTCAATAACGGCGAGTAAATGCAAATTTGTTGCAGAAAATTCTGGCATATTGTTTGTGTAGTATGAATTAAAAGTAATAAAACCACGAAAAATCTTCAATAGCCGCAAAACCGCAAACATAAGGAGGCAAAACACGTATGAGTAAAAAGATTATCAATATCACCGCAGCTGCCATGGCACTCGCCGTGACACTTTCCGGCTGCGCCACAGCTGTGGTTCAGGAACGGAAAGACCAGGCAGCCGCAGTAGCAAGCGCAGAAGCAGCACAGGCTGCCGCAACAGCAACACCGGAACCGACAGCAGAACCGACCCCGGAACCCATCAATGCCTGGTCTTTGTTGTCGAATCTCCCGGATTTCACGCCCGGCACGCTGGACAATCCTGACACTACCTGGCCGGACGGTATTCCGATGGGGCAGAGTCCTTTGTCTTACGATGACGGCAGCAAGTTCTATTCGCTGCGCAGCGTTGATACCGGCAAGACACTGGATATCACGGACGTTGCATTACAGGATGTACGGGATTTGCCTGTAAAGGGATATCTGAAATTGAACGAACTTGAAAACGGTGATACAGTCATTGGTGAAATCAATGCAGAATCCACAGGCGAAGGCGTAGAAAAGGAAATCAGTGATTTTTCCATTCACACTGCCAGCAAGGATGACGGCTGTGACTATTATCCGATTGGATATAACGGCGGTTCACTGACCTTGATGCTGGACGGTCGTGCAGCCAATGATGATGGCATCAATATCGGCGATGCGTTCCTTGACGGCCTCTATTATTCGTCTGTCACTCCGGACAAATTCGACGGCTATCCGACCGACGGAGAGCCAGAGGAACAGTTCAACTTCCTGTATGGTTTGTTTGGCAATCCGTCCGGTCTCTACTGGACAAACAACGATTCTGTCGCTTTCAATTCCAGCAAGCAGTATCGTACCTTTGAAGATTTCCGAGATGCAGATTATGATGTTGAAATTGGCGGCAAGAACTTCTATCTGGTTTGGAACTATGACGGGTATAGTGTTGTTGCGGCGTGCAACGATACCTTTGACAGCACTAATGTGAAGGGCACTACGATTCAGGATATTTACTTGTTCCCGAACATGACAGAAACCAAGTACCTAGTCGAAAATTCCGGCAGCCTGATTAGCGGTTATCTGGGTTATGGTGAAGTTCCCGTCATCTTGACTGGTACATACGCATCAGTCAACAGTGATTCGACTGTCGAACAGGATACAAGCGCAGAAGAAAACACCGACGCTGAATCTGGTGACAATTCCACGGCGGACGAAAACGCTGAGTCCAGTTCCGATGATAACAGCAACAGTTCGGAAAATTCCGATTCTTAATTCTAAAAAATAGTTATTGCGTATTCGTGCGAAACGCATACAATAAAAATTGTATGATAGATAACAGCACACATACGCTATAATTTCACAATTCTGAGAAGCAGACTATCCGTTTGGAGGTCTGCTTTTTTTGTTGGAATTTTGCGGTGCTTTGCTGACGTTTATCGTAACTAAACACTACAAGGAGAAATAAAAAGATGACCGTAACAAACACTGTAACAGAAACAGAACACTTAACTCCCCTGCGTTCCGCTGTAGAGCACATCAACTGGAATACTTTGTACCAGCAGAAAATGGCTCTCGAAGAAGTCTCTGACATGCTCTATGCCAAGAGAAAAGAGGATGACACGTTTGGCAAGGCTTCCGCCTGGCTCGAAAGCGTCATTGCACTCATGGAACGTTTGGGGGATGCAGCAGAAGAGGAAGGAAAGTTTGATTATCCCGAGCGGGACGAAAACGATGAACATCTGGATAACAGGTTCAATCATGTGTTGAATCAGTACCCGGATGTGGATATCTGACCAGTTCATATCAGGAGGACAATGATGCGGATTAACAGCAGTTGTGTGCTTCACAGCACCACGAGTCTCAACGCAAGAGTTCTTCCGCTCATTGGACGGGTCGGAACTCTTGAGCTGTCAAGTGGGCAGCCACTCGTATTCAAAACAACAACACCAAAGCAACAAGACGTCCTGCGTACCAGCACAGTAAAAGCTATTGGCTTTGCAGGAAGCAGAATTTTTGTCAAAACCGAAAGAGGAACCCAATACACATTTGAATTCCAATAACACCCAAGCGGCCACTAATCTCATTTTTTTATAGATTGGCGGCCGCTATTTTTTTATCAATTTGAAAGGAAGTTTTTATCATGAATTTCATCAATGCCGCCACCAAGAAAGAACGCACCCATGTAGAAGAAATTATCAAGTCTCAGCCTGTTATGCCTCATGAAGGCATAACTGCCACTGAGATTGGTATTTGCGGCAAGCAGAATCTTTTCATGGACGTTTATCGCCCGGATAACGATGCCGAAAAGCATCCGATTATCATCGATATCCATGGCGGCGGCTTGATTGCTGGCCGGAAAGAACAGAATCAGAACCTGGCAACCTGGCTCGCTAAGGAAGGCTATCTCACCTTTGTGCCGGATTACCGTCTGGTCCCTGAAACCAACATCTTTGGCCAAATCACTGATGTCATCAATGCGTTTGCTACTGTAGCTGAATGCGCTGAAGACTTCGGTGGTGACTTGAATCAGGTCTTTGTAGTAGCCGACAGCGCTGGCGCATTCCTTGCCTGCATGGCAAGCTCTATTCTCCGCTATCCTGTCAAGATGCAGCCGGTAGAGGACGAGCTGGAAGAGAACGTACCCGAGGCAGCCAAGAAGCTCGTCATCAACGCGATGGGCCTGCAGAGCGGTATGTATTACATCTACAAGGGCCAGGTAGGTTTGCTACAGAACTACTATATGTCTAAGGGCTGGAAGAATCACAGTTATGCTGAGTTCATCAAGCCTGAGACCTATTCCAAACTCGTCCCCCCGTGCTATATCTGCACCGGGAAAAAGGACTTTCTCAAGAAACAGACTTTTGGGTTTAAGAAATGCCTCGAAAACGAGCGCGTTCACCACGACTACGGGTTTGTTTCCAAGAGAGAAACGGTCCATGCTTTTGCAGCGCTCTATCCTGAGACTGAATCTGCAGTCGGTGTGAACCGCGAGATGATTCGATTCTTTGACACCTTCAAAAAATAACAAGGAGCATATTTTATGACTCACAACGAAATGGTTCATGGTCTCTGCACGCAGGAAACTATTACCGTACAGGACTTTGCTGAACTGATACGATTCACGCTCGATGCCAATAAAGAAGTCTTCTACGACGGATGGATTAACGTCTACGTCCCTATCTGGTTTGATGCAGACAAAGCATTTGGCCTTGGTTTGAACTCAGAAGAAAATGCAGATTGGATTAACATGTACATTGACTGGCATCCGGACGATACCATTTTTACATACATTTCCTACTGCAACAATTCCACCGATGACCCCGACTTCAATCTCGAAATCATCATGAGCCCTCACCACCGGGAATTGTTCAATGCGTATTTCAAAGAACAGTTTAAGGCGGTTTATCACATGAGTGTCGAAGAAGCGTGGGCTAAATTCGGCACCGAATAATATAGTGAGGAGATATATCATGGCACGTAAAGAAATCAAAATTTTCATGGACGCCAAGGAAGCTGCCAGTTTCCTGAAAACTATCGATTGGTCCTGGCTGTTCGGCTTTCTCAGTGAGCGCTATAACGTTTCGCTCAGCCCTCACAAAGAGCTGAAAGACAACGGCGCAGCAATCATCAAGGTCGAATGGCCTGATGAACTGATTGAAAAGTGCGGAATGATGGCTGATGTCTTCTCGTCAGTCAAGCTCGTCACGTTCGATTCGTATTTCAAGGAAATCGTGGAATACGATGAAGATAAGTTCAATGAAGAACGTGAAGCATGGTTTACCAATCCGACAAAGACGTTCAGCTATCTCGATTGCGATGGCATCGTCAAGGAACGTACTCTTGCGCTGAACATCTCCCTTCGCTATACGCTGTATGACGGAGGCTACAATTTCGCAACGCTGCTCTATGCGGTTTATTCCGATGTGAACGGCTGGACTATCCAAATGGAAAAGGAGTAATGGCAATGGTTGAAATGGCATTCAAAGTAAATCCCGGTTCCGAATTCTACAAGAATTATTTTTCGACAAAGGAGGAAAAAGCGCACTTCGTTGAAATTGCGAAGCGATTCTTCGACAAATATTTTCCCGGTGAGAAATTCTCGTATGTCTTGAATGACCGGTTGACGGTCGAATTGACACCAGAGCTGCTCGCCAAATACGAATCTCAGGTCATGAAACGCCGTGACCCTCACGGTTTTGTCATCTTCAAACAGCGTTCGCCCATGAACTGCCTGTGGGAAGATGAGGTCTGTAAGAACGTGAACGGCAAGAAATTCCTTGCCAACCAGTTCTGGTGGGCCGACTTCAACGGTTCTGGCCGCATCACTACGGAGCTGTGGGATGATGAGCAGGGAAATATCTACGGATATTATTCCTGCGAATATGCAACTCGCAGCACCAAGGTTCCAGACACCGTTACGCAGATTAAGCTGAGTGAATATCACGCGGCTTACGAAGCATACACGGAAGCCAAAAAAGCAACTGCTGACGCCGCTGCTACAGCTTGACGCTGCTTGCGATGCCGGTAAAATTGTGAATGTACGATAGATAGCATCTGCGCATTTCAGCGCTCGTACAATTCACAAACTGATACAACTAGGCAGACTCATCACCACGATGGGCCTGCCTCTTTTGTTTACAGAAAAAGGAGAAAAAATATGAACACAAAACGAATCAAAGAATTGGCTGCACTGACCGATGGAGAACTCGCAAGGAAACTTCTCATTCAGGAGTTTGGCAATGACTCTGAAACCCATTGGGGAAACAACGCACACGATGAACGTGTGATGGTTACTATCAATCCAGACGGAATCGCTCAAAGGACCTGGGAAGCCGACCATTGGGTTCGCCTTGACGAATTCGACAAAGACGGTTTCTATGCCCGTGAGATTTACGAGGGAAAATGGGTCGATGAGCCATTGCCCAAAAACGTCATTGCACGAAATGTCACAATTGCTGCACCGAAACCTATTCAGCAGGAATCCAAAGACACTGAAATTCTTCGAGCGGCACAAGTCCTGTGCAAGCAGCTGACCGGAGATGACACCTTTGGATGGAATCCTGAGCTTCTTGCACAGATTGCGGATTGCACGGCAGCTTTGCTTGCCACCAACGGAATCAGCTCTCATTTTCCGAGCGTCAATACTGAACCCATCTGCTCTTGGGAAAAGCCGGTCGTCGAATATCAGCGTCCGGATTACGCCCTGGAGTATGGTACTAACTACTAAAACGAGGAGGATATCATGGCAAAAAACTATTTTGGTGTCGTTCTGACCACCAAGGAACACGATAAATATCGTCTTGTAGTATACCGCTACAAGGACCCTGGCATCCTTAATACCTGCCCGATGTGTCAGCTGCTTCGGGCCATTCACAAATTCCAGCAGGAATACACTGAAATTCACCGCGAACATTGCAGCCGTATCCCGCCTCGCAAGTGGTACGAGCTTGGCAGAGTAATGCCGAGTATCGTTCTGCGGAAATACGGCCTGGAAAAGCATTACGAGATGTCATTTGAGCCGAGTCGCGTGCCTCCAGCTTCTGCGCTGAAACTCATCCCTGGTGCGACCGCTTCTAACTGGAAGCAGTACATCTGGTACGTTGATGGTGATGTGACGATGCTTGGCTAAAGACCATTGCACATTCGTGCGAGACTCATACAATTAGAATTGTACGATAGATACCAGCAATC